GTCTATATAGATTTCCCTCTGTGATTAAGTTTATTTCTTGCTTTCTACCCATATTATCTATGACCTCGTGTTTCACGACCCCATCTTTTTTACAATGTCTTCCAATAGCATCGTGTGGATTTGCATACCCTAACATTGTTGCCGTAGATGTTGCTCCAAAATATTCTTTACCATTAATTGTGCAAATTTGCAATTCTCCAAATTGCTCATTCATAAATACTTGTAATTCGGTTGTCATTGTTGTCATGTTTTTATTTACCTCTTTCATTAATTTTATTTTTGTATTGTTACGATTTACAAAGTTGTTGAAATTTTCATCATTATGTATAAATTATCTCTCAAGGCCCATCTCTGATAATAATATCACTTCCTTTCTATATTATATTTTATACATTTGTATCACCTTCATCATTATACCTGATTGGAATTGATTTGTAAAGTATAAAATAAAATTATTGACATGAATATGTTTTGTATGATATTATGCTTATATAAATGTAAAGGTTGCTTATTGTTTCACTCCTTATACATATGTTTTGATTTTATAGACATATGAGTATTATGATATAATAGATAGGAATGGAGTGATTGGAATATGGCAATTAAGAATAGATTAAAAGAGATTATGGATGAGAGAGGTCTGAAACAGATTTGGCTTGCAGATAAGATTGGGATAGATAGAAGTACATTATCATCTGTGATTGCAAATAGAAAAGGAACAAATTTAGAAACTGCTATGCGTATTGCTCATACTTTAGATTTGAAGATGGAAGATATATTTGAATTAGCTAATGATGATTAAGGAAAACTTTTTGATAGATTATGAAAATTTAATGTTGACATAACCAACAATTTCTTCTATAATAATTGATGTAAGGAAGATTAATTCGGCCTTAACAAATATTAGAGTAGAGGAGATACATAAAATGACTAAAGCATATGTAATTAAAGATTCTAATAATCATTATGGTGGTCATCTCAATATTTTCTCCAACGCAGAAAATGGCAAAGGTGATTACAAGTGGAGTTATTACTCTACTCCTTATCCTTTTTGTTGGTTCGAGTGCGAATGTGATAATTGTGATGAAATTAATTTAGAGTTACAGAATGAGATTAGTAAATTAAGGGAAATTAATTTATTAGCTGAGTTTGATTTAGATTGGATGATTGAGGAATTTAAGAGTCGTGAGGATATGGTGGAATTGTTTGTGAGAGGTAGGGATTTAGGTTATGGTAGTAGGGATAGTTTTGTTGTTGTGAAGGATATAAAGAAGAGTTGTGTTGGTTCTAGTAGGAAAATGTTGAGGGAGATTAGGAAGAAGTATAAGGATATGAGTATGATTAGAGAGATAGATAAGGATAAAGGTGATATAGACGATAAATACATAGTAAATGAGTTGGTTTGATTATGGGTAAGATTATTGAATTTCCTTGTAGGAATTATTACGAGGAATGGAATTATGAAGAGTATTATGCCAATGAAGAGTTTGAGGAACAAGATTATGGAAATTGTGGTAGCGAAGTTTTAATTAAGGAGAATTTGTTTAAAGGGTTTATTAGGAAATGTTTGATGTTTGTTTTGATTAGGTTGTGATTATTGGGATTATTTTGGATTAAGTTAGTTTGAAAATTATGGGGATTTCACTATCCCCTTCCTCTAATTTTTGTTTTGAATTAATTTTATTTATTGCTTGACACCATTGTTCTATTCATGTATAATGAGATAGAAAGGGTGGTGAGGTAATATGCCTAGAGATCCAACGGATATAGGTATGTAATTTAGTCAGGTGGTATAAATCAATAAATAAATAAAATAATATTAAAATGAAAGAGGTAACGAAATAAATGGCAAACGAATTAATGATTAAAGAAGTAGATTTTAATGGTGCTAATATATTAGTAGCACAAAATATTGATGGTAAAATGTATGCAGGGGTTAAATGGGTTTGTGATGGTCTTGGATTAGATGTTAAAGGACAAAGAGAAAAAATTCAGAAACATGAAGTATTTTCAAAGGGGGTGGCAACCTTGCCCCTACCTTCAAATGGAGGAATTCAAGATACTATAATGATAGAATTAGATTTTCTACCTCTTTGGTTAGCTAATATTAATCCCAAATTAGTAGGAGAATCTGTCAAAGAGAAATTAATAATATATCAACTTAAAGCTAAAGATGTACTTGCAAAAGCATTTCTGCCAGACATAGAGACATTTATTCAAGATTATCTAGATATGGATGAAGATGAAAGAGGAATTGCATATTTTAAAGAAAAGAAACAAAGAAAAATGTTAGAACTTCAAAATAAAGAGTTAATTCCTAAAGCAAATTCATTTGACAAACTTATTGGAGCTAATGGAAGTCAAAATATGAATTCAGTCGCAAAGTCGTTTAAGGTAGGACGTACCAGACTATTTGCATTCTTAAGATATAATGATATTTTAATGACTGGAAGTAAAAATGATAAAGAAAAGCATAATGTTCCTAGACAACAATATCTTGAACAAAAATTATTTGTAGTTAGAGAATATACAATTCCTGACGATGATGGTGAAATTGTTAATAGAGTGCAAACTTTGGTGACTAGTAAAGGGATTGAATTTATTGATAAATTGTTGAAGAAAGTCAATTATAATTTAGATAGTTTTGGTGATTTGGATGATTAAGTTAGTAATATAAATACATAAATAAACTGTTTTTGTTTTTCCGGCTTTTATTGTTGTTGTGAATGTTGTAAATGTGAATATTTTAAGAATCCACTGGTTTTAGTGGGTTCTTTTTGTGCGTCTATTTTTAATTTTGATAGTTTTAGCAAATCATTGGACGCTTTGATCTTGCTATTAAATATTTTTTGTGAGAACAGTCTACTCCTATGGATTGTTCTCACTTTTTGTATGTAAAAATTTAGAACATAGGAGAAATGGTTTGTTTGGTCTATAAGTAATAAATAAAACATAGGAGAGTGATTTGTTAATGGGAATTAAAATTGATAAACAATTTGGTTTAGATAGGCTTAAAGAACATTGTAAAATATATAATAAAATACTTACTAGAGAAGAATTTAAAAAATACAACATTAATCCTTCATATAGTTGGTATGAAAGAAATTTCGGTGATTATAAAAATGCTTGTTATGAAGCAGGATTAATAGAGAAACCATTAACCGAAGAAGAAAGAATTAAGATATCAGTTAATGAATTAATAAAATTGGCACATAATTTAAATAAATGTCCAACTGTTGCTGAATATGAATCTATTAAACATAGAGGATACCAAAGGCGTGATTTAGAAAAACATTTAAATATGAAATATAATGACATTTGCAGAAAATATATTCCGCAATATAAGTTAAATAATGATATGGATGTGTCTAAAGAAACGATATTTAAAGATATGAAAGATATGCTGATTAAGAATGGTAGAGCTATGACATTTGATGAAATGAAAGAGCAAGGTCTTCATTATTCTTACAGTATCTTTGAATCAAAATGCAACATGCTTTTTAATGATATTATATTACATCTTGGATATGTCCCTATTGGTACTACAACCTCAACAAGAACAAGAGACGAAATGTTAGATGATTTTAATAAATTATTTATAAAATTAAATAGAATTCCAACAGTAAAAGATTTAGATAAAAATAATGGAGAAACATCAAATTGGTCTACATATATTAGACATTTTGATTCTATAGAAAATATATGCAAAATACTAAATATTGATTATGATAAATATTATATCAATAAAAGTCCAGGAAAAAGTTGTCTTGATAAAAATGGTGGAAAATGTAGATCATTTATGGAGTGTATAATAACCAATTATTACATAGATAATAATATTGTATATGAAAAGGAACCTTCCTATAGTGATTTTATAGAAAACGACACAAGAAGATTAGACTGGAAATTAACTTTAAATAATAAATTTTACTACGTAGAGTACGCTGGAATGTACTATCCAAATAAAATGTATAGTCATATAAATGAGAAGTATGTAAATAAAATAGATAACAAAATAAAAGACTTAAAAGATGTTGGAAGATATGAAGAATGTCTTTTTATTTTTCCAGAGGATATTAAAACAAAAACATTAAAGGAAATATTTGAACCTTTTCTTGGTATTGAACTTGAAGAAAATAAAAATGGATATAATATTACCATTGTTGAGTATTTCAATAAAACAGACAAGGAGCTTTTAGATATTATAATGAAACATAGCACTAATGCTAATATTTTACCAAGTACCTCAATTATTTCAAGGAAAGAGGGAGGTGCTTATAATGAGATTAGAAAAAGGTTTAAGACATATAATAACTTTGCTCTACATTTCGGGATGACAACAATGTGTACACCTAGACAGAAAATTTTTCAGATGTAAGTAATAAATAATAATTGAAAGAAGGAATATAAATAATGGCAAATAAAAAATTAACGCTATCTGCAATTAAAAAGGACAATGCAAAATTTAATGAGAAAATGACAGTTCAAATTAAGGACGGTAAATATGAGATTATTGTTAATAAATACTTTAAAAAGACAGACACCGCAAAACTTTTAGGAGACTATATTTTACTTACTGAGCAATTAATTGAAAGTGGAGCAAACATAGACATTACTTCTAATGAAATATTCCTCTTTCCAATTTTACTCGTCAAATACATGACAAACATCCCTCTTCCGGAAACAGCATTAGAATTAATAGCCTATATACAAGAATTAATCAATGCTGAATTATTAAATGAAATTATTGACGCATTACCAAAAGATGAAGTAGATAAGGTTGAAGGATGGATTAATGACTCATTTAAGAATATGCCACAAGTATTAGAATTAATGAAGAAACAACAAAATTTTGGATTAGAGCAAGAGGCGATTGAAGTTGGGGATATCTGATAAAATAAATAAGATGCTAAATTCTACAGCTTTTCTTTCAATAGTAAGAGACATTGAAAAAGAAGCAACCCAAGACCTTAGAGATGCTGTATTAAAATTTCATTATCAAGCTTATTCCCCAAAGGAATACGAAAGGACTTATCAGTTTTTAAACTCAATTCGTAGCGAACTTACTGTTGGAGGAAATAGTATTGAAATGAAAATATTTTTTGACCAAAATTTAATGAATCACAAATCTGTTGTAGACGGAGATGGGACTTTTGTCCCTCCCCTACTTTATTTCGGTCATACTCAATCTGGATATGAAGGAGTTAATGATTATTTTCATGATTATCCAGGCAATAAAGATTGGTTAATTGAAACAGCAGAAAAAATAAAACTTAATGTCAGTATGAAATTCAAAAAGGCAATAGTAACAATAATAACTAATAAAAATTATAGATAGTCTTATTTTGTTTTGAGAGGTTATAATTCTTCTTTGTTTCTGGTATAATATTTTTATAAATTAGAAATTAAAAGGAGTGTTTTAAAATGAAGAAAAGTAAATATCTTGTTTATTTTATTATCGTAGTTTTATTATTGTCGATAATGGGTTGCTCGGATAAAAACGCTAGTAAAACAACTTATAGACCGACAGTAACACAAGAAAAAATAGAAGCGGATTTAAAAGAAGCGTATTCGACAATGAATGAGATAGTTGATTATGAACTCAGCAAAGATAACCATACACTTACACTATATGTTACAGACGCGATGAAAATTGGAACATATCAACAAAAGAAAGATTTATTGAATAAAATGGCAGAATATTTCAGTTTGACAGTAAGAGAATTTGACCAAAGTAAAGTAAATGTATATGTTAAATCAAATTCTTCTAAGCAATTACTTTATTATTACGAGGGTGGTCTTATAGGGGTTAAATAAGCAAGAAAATATTAAACTCCCTCTTTTTATTAAGAGGGTATTTTTATGCCCTAAATTAAAGAGAGGTGATTAAATTTGGCTAATAAAGATGATATGTTTGGGATAGGTATAAAATTAACTTGGACTCCACAAGAGTTAACAAGTCAAATTAATGCAATACAAAATTACATAACTAAGAACCATAATCTAAAAATAAATCTTAACTTAAACGAAGCTACATTAAAGGGATTGGAAAGATTAAGTCAACTTTCTAAATCTGCTGCAAAAGAACTTAATGCAATAAAAGCACCAATGTTTAATCTTGATAACCCAAATCAAGAAGCACAAAAATATATTGGAACAATAAATAATTTAGTTTCTACTTTTCAAAAATTTAAAGGTCAAACTTCAGTTGTTTATGATGAGTTTGGTAAGGTAAGTTTAAAGGTTGATACAGCAAGTGGTGCTATTAAAAGATATACATTGCAATGGGATGAACTAACTCAAAGACTTTCAAGAACAAATATGAGAAATATCGATAATTCTAATGTAAATATTGAAAGAGAATTACAATTGCGTCAGCGATTAAATGCTCAAATACAAAATAATGCTGAATCTTTGCAACATTATCTTAGAATTCAACAAATGAACTTAAACTCTTCAATGAGTAGATTTGAAACTCAAAGAACCGGATTGTACAATGTTGATGAATTAAATAATTTAAGAACTAGATTAAATCAATTAACTCCAACAACAGAAAATTTAAGAAGAAATGTAGGATTATTAAGAGCAGAGTTTAATGCATTAAACACAACTGCAATTGCCAATGGAATAAATACCGTAAATAGAAATGCGATGTCTCTAGGAGAAAGTTTAAAACTTGTAGCTTTTAAAATGCTTACGTGGCTTGGGATGGGAAATTTAATTTTTGGAACTATTTCCCAAATAAAATCTGCAGTGGTTTTTATCAAGGATCTAGATTCTGCCATGATTAATCTAAAAAAAGTTACAAATGAAACATCTACTGCATATAAAGAATTTGAAAATGATGCAGGTAATTTAGGTAGAGAGCTTGCTAGAACGACAATAGAAGTGGTCAAGGCTACGGCAAATTTTGCTAAAATGGGATATACGCTACGAGAAGCAAAGGAATTAGCAAAAGAAGCACTGATTATGCAAAATGTTGGTGATATTGAAAATGTTGATAAAGCAACTCAATATTTAATTGCAACATTAAAAGGATTTAATTTACAAGCAACCCAAAGTGCAAAAGTTGTCGATATTATGAATGAAGTGTCGAATTTACACAGTATTACGGTAGATGGATTAGGAAAAGCTTATGAGCGATCTTCGGCAGTAATGGCTCAGGCAGGAAATACTATCGAAGAAACTACTGCATTATTAACTTCCGCGAACGCCGTGGTCCAAAATCCGGAAAAGGTAGGAAATGGATTTAAAACTTTAGCACTCAGACTTAGAGGTGTCGATGAAGAAGCAAAAGAATTATTTCCAAAATTAGAAGCAGATTTAAATGCTGTTGGAGTTCAGTTAAGAAATGTTGATGGTGGATGGAGAAGCACTTATAATATTCTTAAAGATTTCTCAAAGGTCTATATGCAAATGCCAGATATGGCTAGAAGTAAGCTTCTTGAAGATATGTCAGGTAAATATCAGGCTAATATTTTAGCTGCCACGCTTCAGAACTTTTCCGAAGCGGAAAAGACATTGGAAGACGCATTGACATCTGTAGGGTCAAGTGCTCGTGAAAATGAAATATATTTAACCTCAGTTGAAGCAAGAGTACGACAATTTAAGGTAAGTTTAGAGGAATTATACAAATTATTTCTCTCTTCAGACTTGCTTAAAGGTGGCATAAGTGTTCTTGGAGGGCTAGTTAGTGTAATGAGTGGTGTTTCTTCTGTTTTTGGTGGAATTCCAGCATTAGCTGGGGCAGCTACTACATCAGTTTTAGTATTTTCTAGTGCTCTTAGAACATCAATTTATGAAACCATTAGATTAAAAGTTGAACAATATGGGTTTCTACGTTCTATTCCTGCTTTATGGTTAACTGCTACTGGTGGAGTTAGAGGATTTTCGGGAACTTTAGCATTTTTACGCACTAGTTTAACATCAACAAGAATTGCAGTAATTGCACTACAAACAACTATGACATTAGGATTAAGTTTAGTTATTACTGGTGTAATTGCATTAGTTCAAAAATTAGTAGAAGCTCTTGGTAGATCAAAAAATGCAATGGATGAACAAAGTCAAGCATTTAAAGATACTTTAGATAACTTGGGTAATCTTACTTCTGATTATGAAAAAGCAAATAAGCTAATTGCTATATATAATGAATTATCTAAAGTAACTAATAAAACAGTCGATCAAAAGCAGAAATTGGTTGATGTACAACAACAATTAGCACAACTTTTTCCTTCATTAGTGACAGGTTATGATTTAGAAGGTCAAGCAATTTTAGATTTGGATTCAAAACATGATGATCTTATTGCTAAAAAGAAAGAAGAAATCAACTTAGAAACCAAACGTCTTTCTTCTCAATTTTATCAAAATCAAGCGATTTGGATTCAATCTATGGTTGAATCTCAGAAAGAATTAAATAAATTAAAAATAGAACAAAAAGACATCCAAGATAATATAGATAATATTAAAACTAATACTAGTCTATCAGAAGATGTGAAGGAATCTTATTTAGTTGGATGGTATGAAAAGTTCGATGCGGTTAGTGGAAAAATATCTGATACTCAGTTAAAATTAAATAAGGTAAAAACAACTTACGATCAAGGTTTAACATCAACTGTTAAATATGAATTGGAGTCATTAAAACTTTCTAATGATACCATAAACAATTTTTCTGATAATTATTTATCGCTAGTTGAGGTTTTAAAGAATAGTGGTAATGATCCCTCTGTTGTTTTGAGGGGAATATTTGAGTCGATAAAGAAAAATTCTGATATACAAAATGTCTTTAAGAATTGGACTGATGCTCAAAATAAATATAAAGAAGGATCTATTGAAGCTGTTGAAGTTGAAAAGTTACATAAGAAGACAATTGATGATTTAACTGAATCACTAAAAAAATCTAATCCTGAATTAAAACCAGAAATAGTTGATTCGATTGCACAGTCTTTTATTTTATTAGGAAATGTTACTCCCAAAGTTAAAGATGGGATAGATTCTACAGCACAATCTTTTGCTACTCTCCAAGAAACCCTATCCGATTCCTCTTCTGCAATCTCAGAGATACAATCTGCTCTTGATTCCTATAATGAGACAGGGAAATTTAGTCTTGATAATATTATCAAATTGTCTTCTACATATCCTAAACTCCTTGGAATGCTAGGCGATGAAAAAGCTATCCGCGAAGAACTAACAAACATTATAGAACAAGAACAAGAAAAATCCAGACAAGCTTATATTGTTATGCTCAATGGAAGTGTTAATTTCTATAATAAAAACATTGAAGGTATACAAAAATTTGTCGCTGGATTAGATGGTGCTCGCGAAGTTGATTTATCTGGAGCAAAATCATTAGCTGAAGCAAAATTAAAAGTCGAAAATGAACTAATGAAGAATCTAGCAGGAATGTGGTCACAATATTATGATGCCCAAGGCAATATGACTAAGGCTAATATTATTGATGGTGGAAGAACTATTGTAGGCCAAGATGGTAAGGAAACCTATATTACTCCTGAAATGAGAGCACAACTTAAGGCGTATTATGATGCTTCTTCAGCAGTTAAGAAGAAGTTTGATGATATTGCAATGAGTGGAACAAAAAGCATAGACTTCTCCAAACTCGGTATGTCTAAAAGTGACTCTAAGAAAAAAGAAGAAAAACTCCTCTCAATAGAATCCACAACCCAAGCACTCATCAATCAAATCCAACAAGAATATCTCCTCCAAAAAGCCAAATCAGATTCAATCCAAAAAGACCTCTCTCAAGCACAATCCCAAAAAGACTATGCAAAAACTCTCGAACTGACCAACTCTTTAATTTCCTCGCAAGCTCAAGAATTATCTCTTCTTTCTACAGCTCGCTCCAAAATAAACCAAGCAAAAGATTCTGCAATATCTTCTGCATCATCTCAATTTGGTAACATCAGTGAACGTTGGTTTACTGGAAATGATAATCAAGAAAGCGTTGCATATATTGAAGAACACAATAAAGCATCAGAAAAAACTCGTAAGATTATGGAAGAAACTTTTAAATCACTTCAATTATTAAGAAATGCTTGGATGTCTAATAAATCTACTATGGACGAAAATGCTGAATCATCTAAATCCCTCAAAACATCCCTAACTCAAATCCAAATAGATAAATTTAACCAATCTATCTCATTCCTTGACGATTCAATTTCTCAATCAAAAGCAAATCTAGACCTCTATTCCACATCTTCCCAAGAATATTCTAATGAGCAATCCTATCAAATCTCTCTTCTTCAACAAAAGAAATCAGCTATTGATTCTGAAATATTATCTTTAAAATCCCAACTTGTTAACACAGAATTAACAACCGAAGCAACTGTATTATTAAGCGAAGCATTAAAAACTTCTATATCAGATGGAATAAATGCTCAAAAGGCATTATTAGATGCAAAATCCTCAATTGCGGATTCAGTAATATCAACAATGAAATCATCCCTTGAAACTCAAAAAGATATTGCATTAAAATCCATAGACTTACAAATGGATGCAGAAGATAAACGTCATACTAACGAAATAGACAATATTGAAAAAGAAACAAAAGAGACTGCAAAAAAATACAAAACTATTACTGATGATATTGATGCCCAAACTGAAGCAGAAGTAGATCGTCATAAAATAGCAACTGATAATATTGATGCAGAAATTGAAACCGAAGAAAAAAGACATACATCTGTCATAGATAATATTGATGCAGAAATAGCTAAACTAAATGAGCAAGCAGATACGGATTCTTATAATACCAAATTAGCTAAAGATCAAAAAGAAGCCCAAGATATACAGGATAAAATAAATATATTGTCTCTTGATAATTCTTTAGAAGCTAAAGCTAAAATTTCCGATTTAAATGATGAACTTTCTGAAAAGCAAATTGCTATTGCAGATTTTCAACAAAAGCATAGTCTTGATTTGCAAAATAAAAATCTACAAAGACTTAAAGATGCAGAAAATACTAAAAATGATTTGCGGAATAAGGATTTTAAGAATTTTAAAGACGTAGAAGATACTAAAAATGATTTAATAAACAAAAATCTTAAAACTTATAAAGATGCTCAATCTGATATAAATGATTCTCAAAATGAATATTATCAAAATATGAAAGATGCAGAAGATAATAAAAATAAAATCATAAAAGATGGTTTAGATTTGCAGAAAAAGAATCAAGAGTATTTTTGGAATGAGCAAATTAATAATGAAAGATATTTTGCCAGTCTCCGCACTCAAATAATAAATGGCAATATAGACCAAATGAAGACAAAGTTAACTTCATTTTTAGCTGATTTTAAGAATATGAATGAGGAAACTGCAAAAGCACTAGGTGTAAGTTGGACAGGATTGCAAAGTTTGATTGATGGGGTTCAAGCTTCTCAAACTAACTTAAATGTTATTTCTAATGGAGTAACTACGCCTTATTATCCTGGCACGACAATGAATGGAGTCCCTGTAAGTAATAACGGTAGTTCTAGTTCATCCTCTAGCTCCGGAAGTAGTTCTACAAGTTCATCTAGTGGAAATTATGTTACATGGAACAACGGTTCTTCTGGGTGGAATGCACATGATTCTAGTGGTAACATAATTGCGTCAGGAGTAGCTAATCCACCTAAATATGCTGAAGGAGGAGAAACTCAATCAACTGGTATGCATTATTTAGATGGTAAAGTAGGAAAACCAGAAAGAGTATTATCTCCGGTTCAAACTACAAGCTTTAACCAACTCGTAAAAGATTTACCTTCGCTCACTACTGTCATGGATAATTTAATGAAAAATAACCTACTGATGAATAACTTTAAACAACCCCAAATTGACTTTTCAAATTTTAAACCGAGATCATCCGAAACTCATGTCAGTGTGCCAACTACAATAAATTTTAATGTTACAGGAAAAGATTTTACGACAAGAGATTTGGATAAGATTAGTGGGCATATAGCTCATAGAACTATCACCAATTTAAAAAGAGTAGGAGTTAATATTTAATAAATCAAGAAAATAAGATGTGCATTGAACTACACATCTTATTTTCTATAAAAAGGTAGGTGAATAATTAATGTCAATATCAGAATCATTATTTTTTATTTATGATAATGTAAACTTTTATGAACAATTTGGAATTATAAATGTCCATGTTGATTCAGGGTTATATGATGAAAGTTTTCTATCAAATAGAACCATAATTGAACAAAAAATAAGAAAAAATCCAGTTCCATATTTTCAAGAAATTCAAGAAGATACATTAGAGTTAAAATTATCATTTGCTTTTTCTGATAAATTTGATGAAGAGAAAATTCGTGAAGTGGCAAGAAGTCTAAAAAAAGATTTTTATGCTCCTTTGATTTTTTCAGAGAATCCAGACCGTATCTTTTTCGCATTATGTACTGACAATCCAAGATTAATACACACTGGATTGGGAACTGGCTATATAAATTTGAATTTCAGATGCAACGCTCCTTGGAGTTTTAGTCCAATTTACTCTTCTCCTATTTATGATTACTCCTCTAATTCTGTTGAAGGAACTCAATTGAAATTTATAAACAATGGTGATCTTCCATTGTCACCTCTCATTAATGTAGAAATCGTTAGTGGGACATCTTTTTCAATTCAAAACTTATCTGATGGTGGAAAATTAATGTCATTCACAGATTTAGAAGTTGGTGAAATTTTAGAAATAAATTGTGAATCTGAAGATATTAAAACCAATATTCCGTTAATTTATAGATATGATTCTATATCAGGAGATTTTCTGAGTTTGAATAGAGGAATTTCAAATTTGTTGGTTAAAGGTAATATAAAACTACAATTCCAATATGAACATAGAATTCTCTAGTTTTAGTCATAATTCTGAAGTTATTAATGAAAGGAAATAAAATATGTTGCAACAAATCGATTTGTCAAATACTACTCAAACGCCTAAAATACAAATATGTAAACCAAATAAAACAATTATAGGCAATATTAAAGAATCATACAATATAAATCTAAAACAAAAAATAATTGGTACATCTGAACTAAACTTTAATATACCATATCTTATAGAAAAAAATCATCAATTAATAGGCAATCCTCATATATCTCAATTGAAAAATAGATACTTAATTAAATTTACTTTAGGAGAATTTGTAGAGTGGTTTATTATTAACAATCCATCAAATAATTCAGATGATAGTTCAGATTTTTTATCTATTCAAGCATTCTCTCTTGAATATGAATTAAGCGATAGATATATTCGCAATTATCATCCAACATCTATTATACTTTCAGATGTGATTAACATTGCACTAATAGATACATCTTGGACAATAAGCAGTGTTCCCAATGGTTTTGATACTGTTTATAGAGCATTTGATGTTTCGTCTACTTCTGTATTGTCATTTATTTTAGAAGTGGCAGAGAAATTTAATTTAATTGCAAAATTTAATACATCCCTTAGACAAATTGACTTTTATAAAAAGGATAATTTGGGACAAAATAAAGGATTGACTGCTAATGAGAGAAAATATTTAAAATCTATTAGTGATGGAATAGACAATACTAAATTCTGTACAAGATTAAAAGTTTTTGGCAAAGACGATTTAACAATAAATAGAGTAAACCCTACGGGTCAGAATTATGTAGAAGATTATACATATTTTATGCTACCATTCACAAGAGATGTAAATAAAGTTACTATAACTCATTCAGATTATTTGTCTGACGAATTATGTCAAGCCGAATTGGATTTTATAGATTTAATATCATCTAAATTAACAGATTATAATTATTTGCTCTCACAATTAACACCATTACAAGAATTATTAACAACCAAACAAAATGAATTAGATGAATTAAATATAACGTTAAAGAATAATAATTATAATATACAATTATCAGTCGCGGAAGTTACAGATTTGACAGTATTGTTGGCAGAGCAAACCAATGTAAAAAATGCAATAACTTCCAAAGAAGCGGAAATAATTGTTGTAGGAATAGATATTTATGCAATACAATCTCAAATTACTGCATTACAATCTTTATTGTCTTTATCAAACAATTTCTCTTCATCTTTATTAGCAGAAAGAAATCGATTTATTATAGAAAAAGAAATTACAGATAGTGCATATATTGATGATGTAGACTTATATGGTTTTGCAAAGGATAAATTAGATGAAATGTGCATCCCTCCAATTTCCCTACAGATTAATATTGTAAATTTTCTAGAATGCATAACGGAACAGCATAACTGGGGGAAAATTGTTTTAGGAGATACTGTCAACGTAAAACATAGTTTACTTAATGTCAATGTAACTGCCCAAATAACTGAAACAAATTTTAATTTTGAAAGTAGGGACATAGATTTAACAATATCCAATATAGTTAAGATTGAAAATGAAGATGAGAAATTATCGAGATTAATTAATAAAGCATCTTATGTTGGAAATATAGTAGATATCAATAAACCTGAATGGGATAATGCTTTGTCTAATTCTCAAAAATACACAGACTTGCAAGCACAAGATATTAATAAATCATTAATTAATTTGGCTGTGAATGCAAATATAATTTCTCAAGATGGGTACATTACATTAATTGAGTCAAATACTTTAAAAACGTCATTAGATCAGTTATTGTCTGAGTCAATTGAATTTTTAAGTGTAGATTATTTAGATATTGCTACAGAGAAAACGAATTATCAAAATGCTTTAGACGTATTGCAAATAGAATTAGATAATTGGATTGGGAAAAGTAGTTATCCTATCTTTATTACTTTAGCACAAAAAACCATATTAACAACTAAATTTGAAAATGTTCAAAGTACAAAATCAATTTTAATTAATAAAATAAGCATTGTTAGGGAGAATAATGCAAAATTTTATTCGACAAGTCAATTGAATAATTTTATTAGTGAAACTTATGATCTTGATTTAACAGGGATTCAAACTCAAATAGATGGAAAAATAGAATCGTATTTTACGGATACAGACCCCAATACTTGGTTGGAAACAGATAGAACAAAGCATAATGGAGATATGTGGTACAGTGCTTCGACCAAATTATTAAAACGATATAATGGAACAACGAATTTGTGGGCGTTAATTGAAGATCAAAAAGCCATTGACGCTTATACAAGTGCTTCAACGGCACAAGATACGGCAGATTCTAAACGTAGAGTATTTATTGCAACTCCTACAGTCCCTTATGATATTGGCGACTTATGGAGAATTGAAGGTCAACCAGATTTCAAAATATGTATTGTTAGTAAATTAATATCTGAAACTTATGTTAGTACAGATTGGATTATAGCTACAGATACAGAAGGGTTTATTAATGCACAAATTTTAGATGTAGAAACATCTCTTGGTAGTTTAAAAGCAAATATAGATGATTTTTCAAGTGATTCTATATTAACATTATCTGAAGCGAATTCATTGAAGATATCTTTAAGTCAAGTTAATTCTGAAAGTGCAGACTTGATTATTATTGCTGATAAATTATTAATTACAACAGAGAAATACAATTATCAAACTGCATTAAATAATTTACAATCAGAATTAAATAGTTGGATTACCGTTCCTAATGGAAACTACACGGGGACATATCCGATTGTCATAACGCCAACTAATAGAACAAACATTCAAACAAAATTTCAAGATGTTCAAAATAAAAAATCGATATTAATAAATATTATAGGGGAGGTAAGAAATACAAATGCAACATTTTGGGGAATTGAATCTGGTGGTGCAATATCTGTAATGAATCTTACTCCTTTAGATTATGAACCTAAATCTCAATTTACAGGATATAGCACAGGAGTAATACCAAATACTATTTCAGTTGCAAGTACAGCAAATTTTCCTAGCTCTGGAATTATATACTATACTGTCCATGTCAATGAAGGGGGTATAATTAAAGATTATATACTTCCACAAGTTTATACGTCAAAAGATGACATTAATAATAAATTTTATTTAAATGATCCACCAACTTACTCTATAAATTCATATCCTCCGGGTGGTGGTATGATTTATACATTCCCATATCAGCCACAAACTACGGTTTATGAAGTTTCCCTCGATTATAAGGACATATGGGTTGCAAGCACAAGTGGGTTTCCTGATTCTGGTATTCTATATAGTTATAACAATAATAAAATAATACAACAACCTTATATTTCTAAAGATGCAAATGCTTTTTATTGTGATGCAATGAATGAAGAAATGGTTAGTGATGAAGTTACCTATGTTGGTCTTTATCAAAATCCTGTTACTGTTGATATTAGTGTTGGGGAAATAATTGCAGTTAATAATAAGAATGTAAGGATGGTTGTTCCTGCAAAAACATGGACAAATTACCCGATATATTTATCACATACAGGATGCAGAGATTCAAGAAGAATGGATGTTGGTTGGATATATGTATATATCTATATAGATCAAAACAGTGAATTACAAATTGCTAATTATGATACTATTAATGGTGTAGTTTTATTTCCACCACAATTGAACATTTATAATCCATCTCCCTATATTTGGCAAACACCAGTAAGTAGTTATTCAATGATTGCTATAACCTATCCTAATCCTTCTCAATTATGGGGAGTAATGTGTAATGATACAAATAGAAGATATATTTATGTTAATTCTACTTGGTATTTCTATGACACATACTCTTCCAATGATATTTTAGTTGGTTATTTAATGTGTGGTTTTGGAAAAACAGAACCAAGTGGGATATATAGTTTTGGTAATTTTGACACTAATACGGACAATACTCCAGTTTGGAAAGCAATTGTAAAACAAGACTTTCGCTATAGAAATGATAAGTTAATTCAATATGATTTAAGTGGAAATGGAGTTAATTTATCAACATATGGTACTGATATGATATCAATGATATTGACAGGGGCGAACAGTAGTGTTCAATCAATATATAATACTCATACAAAGTATATTCCATTAGGAATAAGTAAAAGAACATGTGATTTATCAATTACTTCTAATACTACAAAGACCGGAGCAGACATTTTGGTTCAGGGTGCTCATTTTAACGTTGGTAGAAAAGCTGCAGGTGGAGATAGTTATGGTATTAAAGTATTGTGGGGTATTTATGTAAATTCGGATGGAACCTCAGTCCATGTTGACCAAAAAAGAAATAGTGTAACATGGGGGGATTACGTAATTCCACCTACTGCATTAAACACTATATATACAATAATTTGTGACCTTGATATTATGCCATATCCAAATAATCCAAATATAATGTGTTTAAAAGTTGTATTATTTAATTATTCTAACGTAGATGAAACTGTTAATTTAAGATTGAATTGGTCTGCTAGTTAATTTTTAAATAAGGGGTGATGATATGTCGGATGAAAATTTAATTCCACAGAGAATTAGAGTAGCAATTACTTTTGATCAAGTGATTGCTACAAATGCAAATGAGCAAAACTTCTTGTTGATAGGAATCGATGAAGGTGAAAAAACAGAATGAAACTAATTGGATGATATTCTGTTTACTATTTTAATGAAATAAGAACAGAAAGCATAATTGCCGAGGAGGAATTTAATTCTTCCTCTTTTGCTGTTCAAATAAACTTTTAAGGAAGGTGATTAATTAATGGCTTTTTTCTCAGATTCAAATCCGTTATATACTTTAGAAAATCTAGAACCATATCCATCTACCACAGATTTATTACCCGTAGTAAGTGGTCGTACAATTTTGTTACAAATTCCAAATGAATTCCAAAAAGTTGTTGTTTCAGATCCATCTGCTCCCTTAGTTCAATATTTTGAAACGACTGGATTATTAACCCAATCAACTTTTTATAGAGTTGATTATAAAAATGGTGGAATTGTTTACTTAGATTCTTCTCAAAATGGTAAAACATTACAATTTAATTATTATAGTAAAGGTGTAATGGGGATTAGTTCTAGACGAGTTATCACAGATAATAATGCCGATCCTACTGAGACTTTGCAATCTTTTATTGATGCAACAGGTCAAGATTTACAACAATTTAAAAATGATACAAATCAGACATACAGTGATTTTGTTGAATCAACAAATAATTCTTATGATGATTATGTAAATACAACGGATTTAAGAATTCAATATACAGATTCAATAATGATTAGTAAATTTTCTGAGATAGATGTAAAAATTGCAGATACGGAAGTTGCTAGACAAAATGCAATTGTTGCAACGAGTGATGCAAATGTTGCAACAACTAATGCAAGCAATGCGACAACTTTAGCTAATACAGCATATACAACAACTTTAACAATTCCTAAAGTTCCAGTTGCTACATATTCACAAATTACAAGTGTTTATTCTAATCCATCTGTTGGGTGGGAAGTTGTAACCTTGGATACTGGTAATAAGTATAGATATAGTGGCTCTGCTTGGATTGAAAATGGTAATGTTAATAGAGGTGGAATTTTGGTTGGATCAAGTCAACCTTCCGACAATTCTATAATCTGGATAGATATTAATAGTTAGTAGTCAATAAATAATAATTATTAAATTACTTGATTTTAGAACGGATATATTTTTATCTGTTTATTTATTTTGTGTAAAAGGAGTTTTAAAAATGAATATTTACAATTGCTTCTCACAGAAGTTGGCTGGATTTTTACTTACGAATGGATTTCCTATTATTGGAGTTAAATCTGATTTAAAGAAAACTGGTAGAAATATTTATTTGTTTCAAGATAGTGAATTGCTTAGAGCAATGATTAGTAAGTATAAAACAGTATAAAAAGAAAGAAGGTTGTATAAATATGCCATATATAAAATTTAAAATAGAAAAAACATATGAAGAATATCTAGAACTATTTAAAATTACTTGTGAAGAGTTAGGTAAAGCATTGACCGTAAAAGAATTAAGAAATAATAAAAACTTACCTTATGAGAACTATTTTATAAAATATTGTCCAAATAAAGATGTAAAGAAATATAATGATTTTCTAGAATGGATAGGTCTTAATCCTAACATTAAACTATCTATATACACTTATGAAATAGCATATGAAGAATTTGCGAAACGAGGATTTATTTTATTACCACAAGAATATAAAGATTCTAAATCTCCTTTAACATATGTATGTCTTAAACATCCAAATATAATTCAAACGAAAACTCTGAATAATTTATTATTTGGCAAATATAGTGAAACTCAAATGTGTTACCTTTGTTACAAAGAAAGCATAACTGGATCAGGAAGTCATTTTTGGAAAGGCGGTATCTCTTCTCTAAACGCCTACTTACGAGAATTTATAGATGAATGGAAAAAGAAAAGTATGGCAAATTCTGGTTATAGATGTGTAATAACAGGTGGTAAATTTGATGTAATTCATCATCTTTACTCATTTAATAAAATATTACAAGAAGTGTTAACAGAATTAGACATACCAATTTATTCTATAATTAATAAATATACTACCGAAGAATTAGAACTACTAAAAATAAATATTGCGCGAAAACATGATGATTATCCTTTGGGAGTATGTTTATGTAAAAAGATACATAATTTATATCATCATATTTATGGCGACGATAATGCCCCTGAACAATTTGAAGAGTTTAAGAACAAATATAATAATGGCGAATTTGAAGAGGCAAGTTAAGTCTCTTTTTTAATTTAAAGATAAAATTCTTATAAAGGAGGAATATAAATAAAATGTCTACGATGAAATATTTTGATATAGGTACACAAACTTGGCAAAGAGTTGATTCGGGAGCCATCAACGATGGAGTGGATAGAATAATTCCTAGTGATTTAAAATCATTTCATAGAAGTCAATTACATAGTGGATTTTTAAACTTTGGTAGCATAAGTGATTTTACACTTTCTATTTCGACTTTGAATGCAGTAAAAATTAATCGTGATTTGTTTGTTAATTTAAATAGTTATTATGTTAAAATTCCTGTGAATACTTTAATTCAATTTTCGGCACCCCCCTCTTCAGGAATAAGAAATGATTTGGCATATTTAAAAGCAACATTAGATTCTAAAGGATATTTAACAGGAGCGACTATTCAGGTTGCTGATAATGCAAATACATTAACTAACATAAGTTATACATTAGATAGTGTTGATAAAGGTTTGTATAAAAACGGAAGTAATTTAGCAATAGAAATTTGCACTATTCCAAGGAGAAATTCTGGTTCATATTTACCTTCAAATCCTAATGGGGCAAAAAATTATTATGCTCTTGGTGCTTCTAACTCTATTACCACAACTTATACAGGATCTTCAGTAATAATTACAGTTCCTTCTACTACAGGAATGCAAATTAATGACATCATAAAATCAGGAGCTAATATATTTTTAGTAACAGCAATTGGTTCTTCAACTCAGTTTACAGCAACTTATACAACTCCTACGAGTAGTGTTTCAGGAGTTTTAAATTTAACTTTAGTTTCTGATAGGGTAGATGGTAATTATTCCAATGTAATTGATAGTAGAGATTTACAAATCAATAATGATTTACGTCATAGAACACAATTTCAATATAATTTTGATTATGAAGTTAAACGTGGTTCGGACCAATTTATGAGAGGTGAATTAAGTCCTAAAAAGTTATTGAAGACGTATCATGGAATTCCAAAAACAGAAATAGATAACAACACTATATTCTACGCTAGTTTGGATGGGACGACTGTAGCTGAGGTTGGTGGAACGGATTTAAAAAATGTTACTGCAACTTTTAAGCCGTCTTTAGTTGGTTCTGGATTAGTTGTTTCTGGTTATTATAAAAGGATAGATGTTAGTACATTTAATCTAAACAGCGCTGGAACAATTGATCTTTTAGTAAGTCCTCTTGTTAATACAAGCAATGGTATATTTTCTTTAAGGGATGCTTCTGATAAATGTTTATTGTCTTTGGTTATGGATACAGCTTCAACTAGATTATTTCTAGGTACTGGCAATGGAACAACTTATTATACAGACACCGTTTTAGGTGGCTCAACTTTTAAGTACACTACAATGCCCGAAATAGCTAAACAATCTATGATACCCCTAAGAGTTACTATGGCCTACTCTGGTTCAACGACTGTAATTAAATTATTAGTAAATGGCAGTGTAAAATACACAATTACTTTTTCTGGTCAACTGCCTACCATTAAAGATTTAGTGTTTTTTAGCACTTCTGATATGCACAACAGTCAAAACTTTAGTGCTTATTATGCTAACGGGATTTTAGCAGACATCTCAATCTCCAACATCGACCGTGGCTCACTATTCCCCAATCTCCCTGCCGACTTCATATCAGGTGACGCAGTAATCATGCCAGCCTACACCGACCAAAGACGCATTTTATCGGAGAGTCAGACGACACAAACTGTCAATTCTATTGTAAAAGCGACAAATTTGTTAAATAGTCGTGGTGTTTCTAGGGTAATAATTGGCACTCCTAATACTTGGAGTGCGAATGATACAGTGACAGTTACAGGTATGGCAGGAGAATTGATTTCTGGAGTTTATTCAAGTCCTTTAGCAACTGTGATTAAGGATGCTTTATCTACTGATACAGTTATTTATACTGATTCAGTTACAGGATTGGTCGCTGGTGATGAAGTTAAATTAGTTGATAGAGTTTTAGGTACAATTTTAGCAACAAAAACTATTGCTACAGATGGAGTAGATACTACTTTAAAGAAAGTAACATTTACAGCAACTATTGGAGTAGCATTAAGTAAATATCAAGTTGTAGTAATGGAGTCAACTGCTAGTTCAAGCGTTCCATTAGTCTACCACATGGTAGCAGGAGTAAAAACGGCAGTAGTAGGAACATGGGCAACACTTAGTACAAATGTAGCAACATTTACATTGGGAACAAATGCAGGACTTGTAGCACAAGACATTCAAATTGATTATTCTATGATTATGCCAGCAGGTCAACCTGCATTGAGTGTACCGACAACAACTACTTTAATGGGTGAAGCAGGGTTTAGATTACCTTATGCTAATCAAACTATTACAAGTGATTATGCTAATAAGGTTAGTGGTAGGACATGGGAGAATCCGAATATTGCTAAGACATTAAGTGCGATTGTAGCAAATAATCCTGCTCCCACAGATTTTACTACAGAATTGATTACTTCTGAATACGCAAAAATGTTTACATTAGATGGAATTTTAACTACATTTAGCACAAGTGTCAATGGTGATCAAGCAGTTAGAATTCATCAATTAAATACAATTAAAAATATTGAACGCAAATTAGGTAGTAAAATTCCTGCAAGTACGACTGCTTTAAAAGTGGCATGGATTAAATCTAATGTAAGTAAATTAATTCCAAAACTCAATTGTTCAGGAAGTTCACCAACTGGCAATAAAGCCACGGTAGCAATTCGAGATAATAATAGCAATACTTGGACTGTTGGAGGTAATCATACTAATGCAGGGATTACATTAATTTCTTATGATATTACAAGTGCAAGCACAGTCACATTAGCAAATGCTATTGATGCTAATGGAATATTGAATGTAATTTCGTATGGCGATGTATCAGATGGTGTGACTGCAAGTGTAATTAATAATGATTATGTGAGTTTGGATATTGTTTTTCAGAATAAAATCGTGAATTTATTTGGTTTAGCGACAGGTCAAACCGTTGATGTAAGGGATGATTTTGTGGGGAAGGTTAGTGGGAGTGTAGTTGAGAATCCTAATTTATTTAAGTATGCTCCAGGTCTTACAACATTACAAACACCTACTGGAACTTGGCTTGAACCTACACAAGGACAATTAGATCTAATTAAATCACTAGATAATAGTTTATCCGTTTCTTCTCGTTTAGAGAATGGTGCAATAGCACAATACCTTTTCTCCTATAACATCATAGCAATTGTGGAGCAAAAATACGGCGCAATCCCTGCGATTGATAAGGTACAGTGGTTGAAGGATAATTTGAGTAATGTTGTTTGTAATTGGTGGGGGTATGGTAGTGGTCCAAGTGGAAATAAAGCTATAATTGCTAGTTGGCGTACAAATAGTTCTTCGTGGGTAAATTTCTCAACAAATAACACTACAGCTACAGTTCAGAGAGTGCAAGGCGTCTTCAGCAATATTCCTGAGTCGTACATCATAAATAGTGACGGCTTCGTCCACTTCCTAGCCTACGCAGACGCTTCAGACGGAGTAACAGCATCCACCATCTACACGGACTACTGCAACATTGAATTAACCTTCAAAAAGCCAACAGGTTATGATGTTTTATCTTCTAGTAATCCAAGAAGAGATGCAGGGTTGAGTAATATTTTGCTTGTTAGTAAAAATACAAAAGAAGTACAAGTGTTGTTTAATTGGAGTAACGAGTATAATCTAGTGACTTATTCAGAATATTTAGAAGCACCAAGTCCAATTTCAGCAAGTACAGAGGTGACGGTTTTAAGTGAAATTCCAGAATGGCAAATCGTTGACATCTCAAGTGCTTGCGGAACCAAAGAGGGTATTCATCCTTGGAAATCATTAGCTTATAGAGTTGGTCAAGACAATTTAAATCTCTATGGTGAAATCGGAATATCAAATCTCCCCTTTGCTTCAGATAATATCAATACAAATATTGGGAGTAAAGTCACAATAAATGGATTAGGTTATTTAGCAAATTATACTAAACAATATGGATTAACTGCTATATCAAAACCACTTGTGGGAATTAGCAGATGGTTATGTATGTATAACTCTCAACTTTATCTATTAGTTTTAAGCAAATATGTAACGAATGGTTCATTTGTTGTAGATGGGGCTGGAAGTTGCTATTTAATTCCAATTATAGGGAAAAATTTAGTGAAGATAGATGATGGAATTGTTAGGAGTGGTGTGGTGACTCCTACTAAGTGGGCAACAAATAGTTTAGTTGTTGAAGGTTTTGTGTCGAAAGCAACTAATACATTAATTACTTCTTAATCATGTATAAACAAAAAATAATAAATATGGTTGATAAATAAGGTTGCAAACTTATTTATTGTAATAAAAGAGCTATGCTGATACATGGCTCTTTTCCAATTTCTAAAAACTTTTGTCAGAAAGGATGATTAAATTATAATGACGAGAAAAAAGACGAACGAAGAATTTATTAATGAATTATATAATTTAAGAGGTAATCAATATGAAGTATTAGAAAAATATAATGGGAGTCGTATTAAATTATTAACTAGACATAATTGTAATGAATGTAATAATTATGAATGGGAAGTTTCTCCTTATGATTTAATAAGTAAAGAAGTGCAATGTCCAGTTTGTCAGCATAAAAAACAAGGAGAGATGAGAGCAAGATCGCAGGAAACTTTTGAATCACAAGTTTTTAATGTTTTTGGCGATAAATATATTATTAAAGGAAAGTTTAAGAATATTGACAAACAAATTGAAGTTTATTGTACTATTTGTAATAAATCATGGAGTCCTATTCCTTATCATCTATTGAATGGACATGGATGTCCACATTGTAATGGAAATGCTCAAAAAACAACAGATGAATTCACTCAACAAATAAAAGATAAACATAAGAATAGATACACAGTAATTGGTAAATACATAAATTCAAAAACAAAAATAGAAATATTATGTAATATCTGCAATGAACCTTGGTTAATATTCCCTAATAATTTAATAAGAGATTATGGTGGATGTCCAAATTGTAACCTTAATAGAGCAGAATTAGCAATTAAAGAATGCTTAACTCAAAAGCAAATCAATTTTAAACCTCAATATAAATTTGATGATTGTCGTAACATTAAACCATTACCTTTTGATTCAGCAATATTAGATGAATATAATAATGTAATAGGTTTAATCGAAGCAGATGGGCAACAGCATTTTGAACCTGTGAGATTTGGTGGTATATCGCAAGAAAAAGCAGAGAAGAATTTTATAGAAACTAAAAAGAGGGATAAGATTAAAACGGAATACTGTGAGAAAAATCATATCCCCTTACTCAGAATCCCATATTGGGAGTTCAACAACATAGAACAAATAATAAATAATTTCATCCAAGAACTATCACCCCAACAAGATAATTCTATTTTAATTGCCAAATAATCAATCATAATATAATAAATCAACTCAATAAAGTTCAATAAAGTTCAATAAAGTTCAATAAAGTTCAATAAAGTTCAATAAAGGAGGTACAATCTTAATGAAAACAATACTATTCGATAGAATTTCTAATAAAATTACAGGAATCGACAGAGAAAAATTAAACTTCGAATACTCGGTTCTGCTCCCATTTCCTATCAATCTCAATAAAACAATATCTGAACCAACAAATGAAAAAATACAAAAAGTCAATGATAATGGTGAATATTTATACAAAGATAATATCCAAACCATTACAGATGAATTTGGCAATGAAATTGAGACATATGATGAGACTATTGAATCAGAAAAAGTAATAGAATGGGACAAACAAACTGTAACTTACCGTATAGCATCAGATGAATATATTACAGAATTGCAAGATGTGATTCAAGAGGATGGTTCAATAGTTCAAGAAGAAGTTCAAATTATTGTATATCAAGAAATAACAAATGTAGTTAATGTTCCTAAGACTATTGTAAAATTAGAACCTGTAATGATTGATGGAATAGTTGGTAGAATTTATACATTAGAAAATGGATATATGAATTTTGATTATCATGAGGTTTTGGAAGCAAAGAAACAAAGTATAAATAATAATTCATTGACCAATCTCTGCTTTTTTGATGAGGACTTCATTAATAACGATTTAATCTTATCAAATTGCAGTATCGGTGATGGGATTTTAATCTTACATTCTGGAGGAGTTGTTTCTAAAACAGTTCAACTCCCTAAATTAACAAACATCATAGAAATTTACCAAGAATCACAAAATAATGGATTGGTTTTTGAAGTAAATGATGTTCAAGTACATTTTGAAGGAGACACAATAATATCGTCTAAAGGTAGGGTTAAATTACCTGAATACATAAATGAAATTACGATAAAAGTATCAAATCCAATAAATAAGAATCTTGAATTGTATGCGTTAGGAGTGATGTGTTAATGTCTGATTCGATTGATCTATGGCAAATTGTAGAGAAAGATTTAGAAAAACAAACGGGTAGTCTAAGCAAGAATGTCAGTTACTTGGAATATTACAGTGATATATTAGGTTTAATTTTAAAAGAAATGGTCTCAATATTACCTCCAGAATCAATTACTCCTCAATTACAAGCAAAAGTTAATATATTAAGTACAATATTAGAACATTCTAGTATTGATTTATCAAATATTTCTTCTCCTTTAGAAATATGGAAAGTTGGAGGAATCATTGACCTTAAAAAAATTAATACAGAATTACGAGAGATGTACATTTCAGCGAAAATGAGTGGTGTTTAATCATGGATATTAATGAAATAAAACCAACAGATATATTAGCATATAAAGGTTCAAATCCAATATCAAAAATAGTTAAAAAATTAACAAATTCTAATTATTCACATTTGATAATTTATATATCAGATGGCATTGCAATAGAAGCAGATTGGAATGGAATTCAATATTGTAATATAGATAAATATAAAAATTATCTAGATGTCTATACATGCGATTCTTTAACAGATATTCAAAGAAAATTAATTTGTGATTATGCTATATCAAAAGTTGGAGATAAGTACGATTATGGTTTATTAATTTTTATGTTTTTGAAAAGAATATTAAAGTTCAGGTTTAGAATCAGGGATAGAAATAGTGATGTGTGTAGTGAATTGGTTAATGATTCATATGCTAAAGTTGATGGAATGAGATTAGTAAAGAAAAGATATCCTTCGCCACAAGAGGTAATTAGTTCAGATAAGTTAAGGTATATTAGAAGTTATTAAATAATTAATATTTCAGAAAATAGTGGAGAATGGATAATAAGATTTAATTCTTTTTATTAATTAAATGGAAGGTGAATAATTATGATAAAAAATAAGGTAGTCGTGCTCGATATAGGTCATGGAGGTCGTGATCCAGGGGCATTGGGTATTAAAACACAAGAAAAAAATAATAATTTAACTTTAGGACTAAAAGTAGGAAAAATACTTCAACAACATGGAGTCACAGTAAATTATACTAGAACAACTGATAAAGATTTTTGTTCAAATTCATATGATATAAATGAAGATTTACAGAATCGTATTGCAATTGCGAAACAATATAATCCTGATGTCTTTATAAGTTTTCATAATAATGCGTTTAATAAATCAGCCAAAGGAATCGAATGTCACTGTTTTAAATTTGGAGGAACAGATGAGAAATTAAGTAGAAGTATTCAAAGTAATATGGTTTTTGCTTTAAACATGATGATTGCCCGTAAAGTTAAGGCAAGTAATTTTTATGTTTTGCGTAAATTCGATGGAACAAATACAGATGCTTGTTTAGTTGAATATGGATTTATTGATTCTGAGGAAGATGCTATTTTAGCAAATATGGATAAAGCGAGTGTTGCTATTAGTAAGGGGATTTTAGAGCATCTTGATATTGCTTATAAAGAACAAATTACTTCTACTATTCAATCAGCAATAAATAATAATCAAGGAGTGAATGATATGTTAGATGTTTGTGTATTGCTTTACAGTAAAGAAGATTATTGGTCTGGGACAGATGTTTCTGAAAAAAATGGTAACTGTGCTTTATTTATTCGACCTGCTGATAAATCTGTACCAAAAGATGCGATGAGTTCAAAGAAGTTGATTATAGTTGGAGGATCTAGTGTTGGACATCCTTGTGAAATTTTATTAAGTGGAAAAACAAAATACAATACGGCTGAAGCAGTTGGAAAATATTTAGGATAATAAAACAAATGCCAATTAGAGGTATAAAATAAAAATTACACCTCTTTATTAACCTATTAAATTGGTCAATATTATTTTATTCAGTTTTGTATGTATTTGACAGCCAGATATTGCCCATCTGGACTGTCATTTGGGAATTACAAAGCGTTAACTTTGTAAGACTTGTCTGAATTATACATCAAGAAAGGGGCAATTGTCAACATGAAAAATATAATTATGGAAGAGGTGTTGAATTTGAGCATTGAGCCAGAAATAAAGGAAGTTTTGGACGACCATAAAAAAATATTAGAGGAGCATACAGATAAGATTCAGGATCTTCAAATTGATAATGCTAGTACAAAGGAGCAATTAAATTCGATTAAAACACAAATGAATGATGTAAAGGAAATTGTAACAGAATTTAAAACTAGTTATTTACAGACAACAAGTTCAATGATGGGAACATTAAGCCAAGTGGTAATTAATACTAGCAATAATAATAAAGAAATTGCAACAACCACTAATAATAATAAAACTCAAATTGCACTCAAGGTTTTAGCTATTGTTGGTGGTTTAATTGTTGGGTGGTTTGCTTTAAAGGGAGTCACTATTAGTATTTAATATTAAAAATAAGGAGAATGATTTAAATGGATATTACAACAGCATTACAAAGTTTTATGGTTTTAGGTACTTTAACTCTTGGTGTCACACAAGTTTATAAAGAAGTGATTTCTGACAAGAATACACAAAAAGTTAGTGTATTGATTGCTATGATTCTTGCTCTAGTTACTGGGACTAGTATTTTACAACCTTTAGGTTTTGTACCTGCAACTAATTTTGTTGATTTAGTGAGTCAATTTAAAGTTGGATTTGATGTTTTATACTGGATTGCAGATATTGGTGTAACAGGATTCTTAGCATCAAAGGGGAGTAACTTTGCCATTGATTTGTTTAGTAAGAAAAATATAAATGAAAACAAAACAGAAAAAGTAGATTAGTATCATCTACATAATAAAAACCAATAATTTCACAAATATAAACACTCTCTAAGCGTTTAGAAAAGTCTCTATCATACAAACTTACATAGAATCAATTTAAACAGCTTAGAGAGTGTTTTCTGTGTGAATCAGATTATTGTGGGCCTGAAAGTGTTGATATAGTAAGGTTTAAAATGTGTCTGACTTACAAGAATTTACTATTTTAAAGAGTTAGTTCACTAAGGGCATTGGATGTAATCCAAGCAAATGCTAATTTTAAAGGTATGGTCAAGAGAGGGATTTATGAGAATAAATTTCCTCTCTTTTATTATGTCTAAATTTAAATAATCTTCCAAAAATCACTTAGAGAATAGTGAAAACTATTCTAACACATTTTCTTTCATTCTTATTTTATTTAGTAAGAAACGGCGAAGAGAAGAGTTAGGATTTTCTTGACTTTTCTCTAAGTGATTTTTGTATATGGAAACAATTCTTCGCCGTTTTGTTTTTGTATTGAAATTACTAATAAAAATAAGAAAGAAGGAAAAAGAAAATGAGTAATGGTAATGTATTAGTAGAGTCCCAATCAGCAAGAGAAGAATTAGTAGTCAAGGTAAGTGAGGAAAGAGTTGGAGAAATCTTAAACAAGGTAAAAGGTTTAGTTTTGTTGGCAGATGATACACACGTGACGACAGAAATGGTTGCGAATTTTTATGAAGTTGGACTAGAAGCAATAAACAGTTTGATAAAAGATCATCGTAATGAATTAAATACTGATGGGTTAACGGTTTTAGAGGGTGAACAACTAAAGTCCTTTAAGAACATCTGTCAAATTGAGTCAAGGGCAAGAGCTTTAACGATTATTCCTCGCAGAGCAATACTTCGTATAGGTATGATTTTAAGAGATAGTATTATCGCTCAACAAGTTAGAACTTATTTACTTGATGTTGAAGGTAATACAAAAGTAGAAGATAAACTCATTGCATTAGGACAAGAAACTAACAATATAATATCAATATTAAATGAAAAGGTAGATAATTTACAATTGAGTAATAATACACTTAGACAAAATAATAGTGTAATTATTACAGACAATGAAGAATTAAAACATAATGTCTTAATGTTAATAACTAAAGTTGATGAATTATTAGAGCAACCTCTTTTCAAGATCCACTCTAATTCTAGTAGATTATATGACATGTTAATTATAAATGACTTTATGAATGCAATGGAATCATTAGGAATGAAAAAATCATATGATAAACATTACGCTTTGTTTAATAAAGAGTTTGAGAATTGGACAGGAATAAATTTTGGTGATAAGAAAATAAATAAAAAACAATATTGGATTTCATATTATGGAATTGAATCAATAAAGCAATTTATCGTTGGTATTGCACAGAAAATAATTATTAAAAATGATAATGGATATTGGGTTAGCAAAGCAGGTATTTATAGCAATAAAGTTGAATGGAAGAAAATATTAAATTCCTTTGGCAATAAATGTGCTTATTGCAGTAGCGAAGAAATAATTCTAGCAGAACATATTGTGCCACAAAGTAGTGAGGGATCAACCGATTGTATTCATAATTTAATTCCAAGTTGTTCTCTTTGTAATGATAGAAAAGGTACAATGGATATGAAGTCATGGATAGAACTTAAAAGAAAAGAGGGAATGACTGATGAACAATATGAAAAAATTAGAGATCATTGGAGAAAATATCATATTGTTTTAGATTTAGATATTTAACAATACATAAATAATATTATCATATTGATTAGGAGGAATACAACATGAGCAAATCAAGAATTGAAGAAATAAAAACACTATTAAATAATGAAGGTTTTTATATGGATATGGGAATTGATCATTCAAATCACACATTTAATGTCAGTGTAATTGATAATAATGATGAACTCGTAGATGTTTATACTATAGGATTGACAGAACTATACAATAAATTATTCGATGATGATGCTGAATTTAAATGGATTGGTGATCTGGATAATTAATAGTTTATACAAAGGGGTTGTCCAATTAATAATTTGGATGACTCCTATTTGAAGATTTCACTACCAATCCTATAGAGAAAAATAAATAAACAAAAAAAGGAATGATTTTATGACAAATCAAACATTAGAAAGTAATAAATCAGAACTTAAAACCTTCTATGTTAAAAGTATGAAATTGGCTGGATTTTTGAAATATTATTAAAATATAACAGATACAAAAAATAAATAAATTGTAAACACAAATTTTACTAGCAAGAGGTAGTGGAAGTAATTACCCACTATTAGATGTAACTCGCACATCGTTCTTGCTAGTTTTTATAATTACGGGCGAGTATACTAAAATCAAAATAAGAAAGCGAGTTGTTTATTAATGGAAGGAAATATTGAAATTAAAGAGGAAGAAATTCTCGAACCCTATGGTTTTATTTATGTGACAACCAATATGGTTAATGGCAAAAAGTATATTGGTCAGAAAATGTTTAAAAAAGATTGGAAATATTATTTAGGTAGTGGAGCATATTTCTTAAGGGCTGTAAAAAAGTATGGTAAGAAAAATTTTAGTAGAGAAATTATTGCTATTGCATATTCAAAAGAAGAGTTAGATATATTAGAAGTTCAATTTATAAATCACCACAATGCAGTTAATAGTACAGATTATTATAACCTTGTTGGAGGTGGATATGGAGGGAATGCTGGAATACCTGCGTCAGAAGAACAAAAGAAGAAAATGAGCGATTCTCATAAAGGGCATGAAACATCAGAGGAAACAAGAAAGAAAATTGGAGAAGCAAGAAAAGGTCATTTAGTATCAGAAGCAACTAGGGATAAAATAAGCAATACTCTTAAAAATTACATAATAACAGATGAACATAGAACGAGTTTAAGTGAATCTGGCAAAGGACGCATCTTTTCAGAAGAAACAAAATTAAAAATAAGTGAGTCACATAAAGGAAAGAATATGGCTTTAAATTCTGAACAAATAGTAGAAATTAGAGAAAAATATGCAACTGGAGAATATAAACAGTATGAATTAGCAGAAATATATTTTGTTACAAAACAAACAATCAATAATGTTGTAAATTATAAATATGCATATAAAAATGTATCGTAAATTAAGGAGTGTTATTATGGAATCAAATATAATTGAATTAAAGACATTTTATGTAAAAAGCATGAAATTAGCCGGATTTCTTATGATGAAAGGGTTTGTCCTTCATGGAGTAAAACCAGAGGAAAATTCAAACAGAAATATATTCTTATTCACAAATAGTCCTCAATTATTAAAAGCAATTGAGCAATATAAACAAATCAAGAAGTAAAAATATTTGACTACATAAATAGTGTAGTTAAAACTTAGTTACTTATCCATAATGACAGTAAAAATATTTGACTACCACTTTTATGTAGTTCAATACTTACAATTTACTGTATTTGACTACATAAAACAGGTAGTCAAATGAGGTGTAATAAGAGTAACTAAGTATTAATAAGAGAGAATAATATACTCATGTCTCGCGAAACGCGATTCATAAATTATTTTCTTTTCTAATGATTATCATAAACAAATTAAAGAAAGAGGTTTTAACAAATGACAGAAAAACAAACATTAAATAATAAAGGTATATTTTGCAAGTTACCAAATGAATTATTCTATTTCTCTGAAAAGAATCAAGACTCAGATCCTAAAAAAAGGAAGTTTAGCATATTGGAAAATACAAAATCAGATAAAGGTAAATTTAATTATAAATCATTGTATATTTTAGACTTCATTTATATGAATAAGAATATGAGAAATATTACAAATTTCTATCTTAAAGATATGATTACTGATTGTGGTTATAAATATAACACTAGAACTGGTGAATCAGTTGATCAATTCAAACAAATATTGTCCAAATTGCAAGAGTTAAAATTAATAAGTTGTGATATCAATTTTATAGATGTAAAAGTTAATGAAAGAATATCATGCACATTAGATATTGATTTAGATAATCAATTCTTTATGCTTTATGATTGTGATAAAGAGAAAATACTTAATCAAACTATAGATAAAACAGACAATATGAATCTCCTTGTTTATTTTTGCTACTTGACCTGTAAAATGTATAAGCGTCCAAAAGGTGATGAAGTTGAAAAATCAGGTGGTAGAACAGAGGTATGTTGGCCTCCATATAAAACAATTAATAAGGAGTTAGGTTTTGTTGATGATTCGATTAATAAATATAACAAAATATTGGTAGAGTTAGATTTAATAAGAGTTGGAAATGCAGGATTATGGTATTACAAAGATGATATTAATAAAGCACTAAAAGAGAGTTGTAATATTTATACTTTATTCACCACTGAAGATGAATCTACTCATAATCTTAAAGAAGGTATTAAATACTGGAAGAAATTAGATACAAATCAGAATAGAGTATTCAAAGGCACTAGGGAATATGAGAATAATAATCGTAAACTTAATGGAGAATTAGGTTCTATTATTAAGAAAGAAAATTTGGGAACTGTAACAGCAGAAGATATTGTTAGAAAAGGTGAAATATTAGCGTCAACAAAACCTGATGAAGAAAAGTATAAAATCATGTCAATATTAGATGCTAACCCTAATGAATTATTGTCTAATATATTTGAAGGTAAAAATATTGAGATTTCAGAAAAATATTATGATTTAGAGGATTCTTTAGGTTTGATGGATGGAGAAAATTTAGCAGATGGTATCAAATATGAGGATTATAAATGGGTAATGATTAATTATAAAGAGAATGAGCATCAAAAGTTTATTGATTATGTTGTCAAGAAAAAGACAGATGTATTTGATATCATTGATAATCGTACATCAGCAGAGATTAAGGGTAGAGGGTTACAGAATAATAAGAGAAAATTGATTATAGAAGATACTGTGAATGTAACTGTAAGCAATGAGCCAGATATATTTGAAGATTGGTTTAATGTAGATGAATGTGATAATAATAATGATTTGACTGATGAAGAATATCAAGCAAAACAAGAATGTATTGAGTTGAATCATGCTCAAATACCCGATGAAGTGTTGAGAGAAATAGAAGAAGATATGTATAATAGGAATAAAGAAAATATCTTTGAGATGTTTTTATAAATTATAAACCAATAAATAAAATATTGCTTTACATTTATCATCTCATAATGTACAATTATCATACAAAAGTGAGGTGATAATATTATTATGAGTTTAACAGACGATGCTTTAGAAACTGCCAAATATGTTAATGATTTATTAAATGGTGACTCTCAAAAACTAAAAAGGATTTATGAACATCTTTGTGTACATGATATTATAATGTATCATGCTTCAAAAGAACAAATGCTTGATATTTTTAAAGATATCTAATCTCCTATTGACATAAATCATAAAATAATGTATCATAACAAACATAAGTGATTAATTTTCATTTTTCATTTATAACTCTTTCTTTCATCCTCAAGAGGGAGTCTTACTTATTAGTAGGATTTCCTCATTTTTTACCTTTTTGACAATGGATTGCTTTGTTCGCTATAATTGGAAAAGGAGTGTTGAATATGAATGATTGCATGAGAGAAGACGCTATAAGATTCTGTAAATTAATTAATCACAATGCTAGTGAAGAAGATATTGAATTATATATCAAATTCTTTTGTGATAGGTGTAAAAATCTTGGATGTAAATCTCCCAATTTAAAATTAAGGAAAATTTATAAGGATCAGGATGCTAGAATGAAAAGAATGAGTGACATATAATCCTTTATTTGTTTTTTGACAATCCTATACCCATCCTCTATAATTAGTATAATAGGAGAGTGATTAAATGATTATTTTGGATGATAATAAAATACAATTCACTGTACAAAGACAAAAACATATTATTGGAAGTAAATTATTTCCAGTTTCATCAAAAAGTAAACTCCAAGTATTTAACTCTGAATATACAGAAGAATTAGATAAAAACGATCCTAAAATACTTCAATTCACTAAACTTGTTGATCAATGTAAATTTGAAATGGGCCATGCTTATACAAGTTCTGATATTATTCTTCAAATTGCAGATGCAATAAATTTAGAAGCAAAATTCTTTTCGGGTTGGTTAATTTATCCTTTTAGTAATACATTTCCTAGTCATCATGCATAGACAGTAATTAATGGTAATAGCGTTGTAGATGTAATGCAATTCCCTGAAGAAATTGATGTAATGATGAAAACTGATATGACTGATCCTAAATTTAAAGAAAAACTTGCCATAAAAATAACTGAAATACGGAAGAAAGAAAAACCTCTTTCTGAATCATGTTTCTTCGGTAAAATTAATTATGATTGGGTTTATTATGTTGGGAGTCCAGATACTTCGGAAAACGCTAAGAGAATATTTAGAGAATTAATTTCAAAATATCCTAATCATCCTGCTTATATTCGTAAAGGGGTAAGAGAGTCAAATGGTAGAACTGAATTACAAAATTTAATTAATAAGGAAATGGGAGAGTGAGTAAGTATGAATACTAACAATATTAAGATAAATCATTCTAAAATCGGCAAATGTTATGAATTAAGTTTGCAATTTGTATTAAGACATCAGGATTGGAAATTAGTTCATGGATATATTACTAATCGACATCCACCATTTCAGACTATTGATCATGCTTGGTGTGCAAAAGGCGATATTGTTAGAGACGAAATATTTGAAAATGAGTTCAGTATAGAAGTGCATAATGCTTTATTTAATCCAAAGACTGTAAAAGAATACACTTTTGATAAAATGGTTACTATGATGAATAAGTTTGAGACTTATGGCCCTTGGCATAAGATAAAAAGTCCTAGTAAAAAATATTATGATGAAAATGGTAATTTAAAAGATGAGTATAATGAGAGGAAATGATAATTATGCAAGAAACTAACAAATTTTCTTACACAGAAGAACAATACGAAAGATATTGTCAATTCTATTCAATCATTGCTAATGGTGATATTTCTGATATGATTAGAGCAAACGAAGGTTTAGAAAAATGGATTGAAATTAGAAAGATATCTGAGGAAATGATTTCTGAAATGTCTTTGAGAATGGAAAAAGAATCTGAAGCAGAGATGGGTAATTAAAGGAGAAATGTAAAATGGGAACAAGACATTTAATTTGTGTAGTTAATAATGGTGAGTATAAAGTTGCTCAATATGGACAATGGGATGGTCAACCAAGTGGTCAAGGAGTAGGTATATTAGATTTTTTACGAAATGAAATGAATAGAGTTAAATTTGAAAATCAGATTGAAGCATTAAGTTTTATTTCAAAAGAAGAACTAGAACAAATGTGGATTGAAGCAGGAAAAGATCCTAATGAAAAACTCATACCTATGGAAATATCAAGCAAATTCAAAGAGTTATATCCTGAAAATTCGAAAGATACTGGTTCTGGAATCCTCCAGTTAATTCAGGATTCTAATCGGCAATTAAAATTAACTGATAACCTTATTTTTGCTAATGATTCATTGTCATGTAGATGGGGTTATGTAATTGATTTAGATAAGAATTTATTTGAGGTGTATGAAGGGGCTAATGAAACTCCATTAGATGAGAATGAAAGATTTTATTCTATGCAAGACAAATTAAAACCAATCACTGTCTATGATAAAACCTATTATCCTATTAAACAGGTTATTAGTTTTGATTTGGATGACTTACCAACAGAAGAAGAGTTTTTGGAAAACTTTGAGGATTAAATATGAAAATTAAAAAATATTCGATTATTATTATATTTTCCAAGGATTATTGGGATGTTTTTGAAGTTATGGCTGAGTCTAAAGAACATGCTAAACAATTAGCTCGATTAGATTTTCCTAATGCTAGAATTGGAAATATATTTAGAGCATAATAGGGAAGTAGTGATTAAATATGTATAAAGTAAAAGTAAAGATTATTATGACAGCAATATTAGAGGTTGAAATCAACCAAGAGAAAATGTTTGATCCTGATGACTTTGAGGAAGAAGATATACCGACCATTAATGATTCTATTAAAGGAGTTGTAGAAAGTTATATTGATAATCCTATAGCTTTTGTGGATGATGAAAGTGTTAAGATAAACATAAGGCATGAAGTTATTGGAGAAATTCAAAAGTGTAAAATTAAAGCAGAGATAATGAATTAACTTAATAAGGGGAAGTAAAATTCCCTTTCTGCTTTTTCTTTTCTTATGAATATAAAAAATAATATTATCCTTGACAAACTTTGGCAGATAGTGGTATGATGAAAGAGTAGAAAGTGAGGTGAGGGAAAATGGATATTAAATCAATAAATAAATTTTACAAAATAAAACTTGACAGGCATTTCCACTTATGGTAAACTGATTATAGGTTGAAGCAAGAAATAAAAAGAAAAGTTGTGATAATTAATGTTTATAAATACATAAATAAATTATTAAGTTCACAATCATTAATTAAATAAAAGGCCATCTTAGAAAGGTATTCCTTTAGTTGTGTTTTTAACAACTTGGCCTAAAATCGAGAAGTGTTCATAATATCTTATTTATAAGGTTGTGAATAACACTCGTAAGGTAATGGGAATAATGCGAATGTAAGGTATACATAAAAATACTAGGTATTTCGCACCCATTGAAACTGCTGGCACAAATACCGTCCAGCACTCTTATATGTATATACAAATTGTAACAATTAAATAGGTTCGCATTTTATATAGTTGTAAGTGTTGGTGTGATTGAGTTGCAATGTAGGGCTGTTACAACTTGTGTGTATGTATAAGATGTAAGTATCACTCCTCTTAAACCTCTATTAATGTTCTTCCGTTACAACTTGCATATACATATAAGATATAAGTATCAAGATATTCCAAAAGGCAAAATCACACATCGTTACAACTTGTATATACATATAAGATGTAAGTACCTTTGCACCAATCTTATTTACGATTTTAACTCATAAAAATAAATTAAAAGAGGATGATATAAATGAATCAATGTGTAAAAATTGAAATAAAGAAAACGATTATAAAAAAATATTGGATTATAGGAAAATATTAAGAGATTTAAGGTATCAATCATGGTTAGCGTTCAATAAAGCAATGACTTATTTTTGCACATTTGCTATGGAAAATATGGAATACAAGGAATTAAATGGTGTAAATATAAATGAACGTGAAAGATTTGGTAAAACTCATGGAGCTTGGATACAAAACAGAATGAATGAAGTTATGGTATCTCATAATAGTGGAAATGTTGCTCAAGCATATCAATTTGTATCAAAAAGATTTAGTGATGATAAAAAGAAAGGTGTGTTCAAAGGGCAGTCTGGAGTTTCAAATTTTAAGTTAAATGATCCAATAATTATAAAGAACACTAATTATAAAATTAATGTTAATAATAAGGGATTTGAAGTTGAATGTAGTTTATTTAATAGGATATATCAAAAAGAAAATAATATAAAACAAGTGAATTTCACTATTGAAAGTTTGGGTACTAGCCAAAAATTTATATTAAATAAAATTATATCTGGAGAATACAAACAAGGGTCTGCACAAATTATTGAAGATAAAAAGAAAAGTGATAAGTGGTATCTAATAATAAGTTTTAGTTTTGAACCAGTTACAAGGCAATTAGATATGAATAAAGTATTAGGAATTGACTTAGGATTAGTAAATACAGCAGTAATGCAAGTATTTGATATGAGTACTGAAAAATGGGATAAATTATCTTGGAATGAGATAAATTATCTTGGAATGAGAGCGTAATTAATGGCAAGGAAATATCACAGTTTAGAAATAAACTAAATGCTAGAAAAAGGCAAATTCAAAAAGCCAGTAAAATTGTTGGTAATGGGAGAATAGGGCATGGTAGAAATACTAGAATGAAACCATTGATAGATATTGGTGATAAAGTAGCAAGATTTAAAGATACATATAACCATAAAGTTAGCAAATACATAGTAGAATTTGCTGTAAAACATAATTGTGCTACAATTCAAATGGAAAATCTAAGTGGATTTTCAGAACAACAATCAGTAAAATTTTTAAAGAATTGGGCATATCATGATTTGCAAACAAAGATTCAATATAAATGTGAAGAAAAGGGTATTAAGTTCGTACTCATTGACCCAAAGTACACAAGCAAGAGATGTAGTCATTGTGGATGTATTAGTGATGAAAATAGAGATTGCAAGGGTAATCAAGCAAGGTTTAAATGTGTTACATGTGGACATGAAGAAAATGCAGATATTAATGCTGCAAAAAATATTAGTATACCAATGATTGATAGTATTATTGTGGATCAATTGAAGATGATGAAAGAGTTTAAGGATAAGAAGATTAGTTAATATGATCTAGTGTTTAAATACGTTATTAACTCCTTACCCACCAAGGATTAATATAAATAGGGTTGTGACCTACACTAAATTAGAAAGGGGCAAATTATGTCTAAAAATATTAATATTGAAACCCAAGTTCAACTCGATGAAAAAAGTCACATTATTCTCAATGAGAAATTAAAAACCTTTAATTTAGACAGTGATATGAATTATGCTGTTGCAGTTCTGAAAATATTTATTACAAATTCAGAATCAAAGAAATATAATAAGTTAGCTGTTAATGTTGTACCTAAAGTACAATTTGTTGTACCATTTGTTTCAAAAATACTGGCAACTGAATATATGAAGGAATTGTCTCAGAAAAATAAGTTAATGATGTTTCTTCATGTTGAAAAAGGTAATATTGTTGTAAAAGATGAAGATATTGATTTAGCTATTAATAATTTACTAAATACATCAACAAGTCCAGAAATAGAATATGAAGAAATATCTAGATTAAGTTTATTTAATCTTATTGCCTATAATTGGATGAATTTCTCAGAACAAGAAAAAGATGAATATGCTTATAAACTAGGAGGATTGAACGGGCATTATCACATACGAGCACTACTTGATAATTGGGAATTTAGTCCTGAGTTTGAGAAAGAAGTAGTAAACTATATATAAAATTTATTAAACATACTACTTAGTGATATCTGCTGAGGTGGGCAGTAGATATAAAGATTAAAATATAAAATAAATTAATGGAGGTTTAAATTAACATGAAAGATTATGACGGATTAGGAAATGGTATTATTGCTAACGAAACTTTAAAAATGCTCATAAGAGATATTAGTAAACAATGGGGCAATATTTTCTCATCTGAAGACAAAGAAGAAATTGCTGAGTTTATAGTGGGGAAACATAATAAAGAATTGTTTATTACTTTATTAGATTCTCCATATTTTCAATGGTTGATAGGAATGATTTCTGAAGAAAATACCGGAAGACCAATATCTTAATATAATGTAATATGTATATATTGACCCATAGCAGAGGGGTTCATACTCTGCTAATATATTGATAAGGATGTGGTGTTTCTATGAATTCTAAAACTGCCGTAAAAATTAGAAATAAGGGAATGTGGTTTCATAAGCATGGGAAACACAAAGGATTAAAAGAAATATCAATTATATTTAACAAGAGAAGAAGATTTATGTATGTGTTTGAACCAATAGATATTAGTTGTGGGAATTGGTCAAGTTTTAGGTGGTAGAAAGGAAGTTTAATTATGGAAGATACTCTAAATGATTCAAAAGACAATGTTTTTAATTATTATTTTCATTATTATGGTTTATTATGTAGTATTTATGATTATAAAACAGATTATCAAATGACAAGATTGTTTAATAAATTAGCCGAATGGGATGTTAGGATTGATAAATTACCAGAACAAATTAGAAATCAAATAAAAGAGTTGCAGCAAATTGACAATCAAGAAGATTGGGATTTTTAAAATAAATATTCATTATGTAAATATAAAATATACAGGAGAGAACTTGCAAGTTTATGGGTAGCTATCCCTCCCTGATCAGGAGGAGAGAATTGAATTGGGCAAAAATTTTACTATTGACTATGAAATTATTAGTAGTTTTAAATTAAAATTGGTGGGAACAGAACCTAAAAACGCAAAACAAAATTTTACAATGGAAGACAAAGAGGGATATATTTATTTTGGCAATTTAAGTGATATGAAACAAAAATTGAAACAGAATCATTCTCTGAGTAGATTTCATACATCAAATTCGCATACTATAGATAATATAAAACTATGGTGCAAATTAAATAGTGTTGAATTGGAATTAGTAAGTACAATATATTTAAACAACAAACAAAAACTGGTGTTCAAAGACAAAGAAGGATATTATTATCTTTTATCTTTAGATTGCCTGCGAAGAAATTCGACGGCTTCTAGATTTCACAAATCAAACTCATATACAATACAAAATATAAAACTATGGTGCAATTTAAATAATAAACCATTTAAATTAATTAGTAAAATATATGTTGGTGCTGATGATAAATTAGAATGGCAATGTTTAAAAGATGGTTGTGGCGAAATATTCAAAATGAAATGGAGTCATATTTATGATAACCACGGTTGTGGGTTCTGTCATGGCAAACAAATTGGTTTGTCAAATTGTCTTGAAACTTTAAGATTTAAACTTTCTAAAGAATGGCATCCTATAAAGAATGGTGATTTAACTCCATTTGATGTAACAGTAAGTAATGGAGAGTATGCTTGGTGGAGTTGTAAAAAATGTAATCATGAATGGGAAGCAGTTATTGCTAGTAGAAGTAGTGGAATTGGTTGTCCTAGATGTGCTGAAATTAATGCAGAATCTCATTTACAGAAGAGAACAAGACTATACATAAATGAATGTGGATACGATGTATTACATGAAAAAGAATGCACGTTAAATCCTAAAAATATAATAAACCCTCCTGTAAATATTATAAGCAATAAACAGAGAAGAAAGGGGATATTAAGATATGATAATGAAATAATAATTGATAATAGACATCTTTTTATCGAAGTTAACGGACAGCAACATGATTTAGAGGATAATATATTTAATATAAAATCTTCTAAAAAGCACAATACCACACCAAAAGAAGAGTTAGAATATCTTAAAGCTAGGGATAAATTTAAAGAACAATATGTACATATGCAAGGAGAAAATTATTATTACTTAGTATTGTGGTATTACGATTTTGATAAAGAGGATACATATAAAAAATTGATAGATGATAAGATAAATGAGGTATTATCAAACCTTCCACTCCCAAAAGCAATATAGTTAAATACATAAATAATTATTATATTGTACCAGTATCACCTATTCAGATGAGATTTCCAGTATATAATAGTAGTATATTTTCATCGTGGGAAGGTCATTTTCGTATACTTGGAGATCAAGAAGCAAGGGATATAGTTTATCATAGTGGATTAGGTTCAAAAACAAATTGTGGATTTGGCTGTTTGGATAGGGTTATATAATACATAAATAAAATTATTAAATTATTCCTATGAAGGAGCAAATAAAATACATTCGCTAGATTATAAATCCAATGTCAATCACCTCTTTCCCAAACTTATCATATAGTTTTTCAAAAGAATCATCATTCTCTATACCAAACATCATTGGATTAACTTCAAAGACATTAACCAGTTCTATAAACTGATCTAAACTTATTTTCTTTTCTCCTAATTCAACTCTGCTTAAATAATATCCATTCAAACTAGTATTTTTAGCTATTTTTATATAAGATAATTTCTTTAATTTTCTTATTCTTTTAATATTAAAACCCATATAATTTTTTGTATTAATCAGGGTATTAGTTTCTAATTGTAGATAAAAATCTTTTGTACTTAGGTTTAAGTCTGGTTTTACGTAAGTAGTAGGGGTTTGTTTTTCATTGTTGTTTCGGCACTTAGAACAAAATAATCCATATGGTATGGGAGCGTTGCACACTAAGCACAATTTCATTTGATAACTAATATAATTTGATTCATATTCTTCTTTTCTGCAAGAATCACACTTTGTATATCTTTGATTTATTATCTCAATACCACATTTAATACATCTTCCTGATTTTTTATATCTACTAGCAGATTTCTCCTTCTTTTTTGTAATGACATATTAATACAAGTCCTGCATTTTTGTGTTGTTTCATCTTGTTCTAAAGGTTTTCCACAATATGTGCATAAGCGAAGTGCTTTTCTTGTTTTTTGAGTTATATTTCTAGCCATTAAATACACTCCTTTTTAAGATTATATCATATTTATGGTTATTATGTCCGTTCAATTGAGTAATATGTTTATTCTAGTTTACCTTAACTATATTAATTTAAGGAGGTGATGAAAAATGTTTATCAGTATGCTTGGCAATATACTTAGTAGTAGCAGTATACTAATGGAAGGAAGTGGTAAAATGAATTATATCGAAGAAACTTTACTTGAAATCAAAAATGCTAAAACAGACGAAACAATTAAAAATATTATGTATGATATCTATATTACTACTCAATATGACTCAGCAATTAGGAAAGAATTTGATGATTATTTTGAAGATGTTAAGTAATTGATATTGATTAATCAGTAAAATAATAAATTTAAAAAAGGTGATAAAATAGAAATGAAATACATACTAATAAATAAACAAGTATTATTTACAGATTTAAAAGGCAATGAATTTGAGGGTTATGTCCTAAAAACAGAAAAACAAAATCTAGATATTTTTCAAATTCAAGAACTTGTAAAGATAATCTATAAAGATGCTAAAGGTAATTATGAGATTGTGAAAGTTCCAATGTCTTGTATTTTAGGGATGCATTATAATTAAAAATATATACTTAGAAAGGAGGTGATAAACAATGGAAGAACTCTACAGCGAATTAAAATCAGTTTGGTCTACATATTCAGACGAAGCAAGAGATAATTGGGCAATGTTGCTTGGTGGTAAGAGTGGTAAGAGTGAAGTTATGGTTTTGATGAGTAAGTAGGATTAAGGGGTAGTTTAAAGTAAAATAAAAATAAAGGATGGTAATGTAAAATGAATGAATCAAGAGTTGAATTGGAGAAGCATGTATGGGATACTTCTGAAACCGAATATGACAGCACAAAGGAATTAGCAAATTTTCTAAGCAATATGGATGCTAGAATTAAAGTGTTAGAAGAATTTGTAGAAAATTTGCAAAAAGAAAAACTAAAAGAAAAACTAAAAGAAAAACTAGATACGAAGAATATATCAAAAATAGTAATTAATGAGATTAATAAAGGATTTGCAAAGACTTGATAAATAAATCCATTTGAAAGTTATAAAAAATGAGAGGGCGGCAACCCTCTCTTGCATGAAATTTAAGCTATGTGGCTAGGGCGTTTTACAAGAACGCTCATTGAGAGGAGGTGAAAAATAAAATGAAAATATATAAAGTTACTCAAGAAACAAAAATTATCAACTATCAACCAGTAGAAGAAAATCATGCTCATTTCTACACAAAATATAAAGGAAAATTATCGCCATGGAGTTAATTTTGAAAAAATGTTCTTATCAAAAGAAAACGCAGATATAGTTTATAATGAAATACTTGATGAAATAATGACTGGATCAGACGGAATAATAAAGAGTGGCAACACCATTTATTATGTAAAGAATGTTTGGGAACTAAATAAACATCCGTATTCAATTATTAGTTGTGCCTGTGTTCAGGAAGTTGAAATTGCTGAGTAGTAAATTAGTAAGTTTTAGGGTTGTGACCGACCACTATAATAAAGGAGGAAATTAAAATGGAATTAAAAGATTTTGAGAGATATTTGGAATTAGTAAAAATTAATGAGGAATATATTAACATATGGAGAGAAACAAGAAGTGATGAAAACTATGAAAACTATGATAACGTGTCTAAAACAAGGGAAGAACTAAGTAATTTTAAAAATAATCTATTAAAGTTTGTTTTTGGAAACCAAAGTAGCATAGAAACAGTTATAGATAAGCTTAAATTTAGACTTAATCGTTTTAATGAATATGCTGGATCTGATGAAAATAGAGCATTTAATGAAATAAAAATGGTTAAGGAAATATTGAATTTACTTGAGATGTATGATTGGAAACTTATGCACTCAGAGTATTATACAGGAGAAGTTAAACAAGTTGCTATTTGGGAACAAAATGGAGAAGGATTAATTAGGAGACATAAAGTTTGGAATGTAGTTGATGCTATAAATACTACAAAAGATTCAGGGAGAATTATTGGTAAAGCAATGGGAAGCATTTCTGAAAATATTAATAATTAAGGGTTGCGTCCAAACGCAAGAAAGAAGGAAATAACAATGAAAGAAATTATGATTAAAACAATCAAGGAAGATATCACATATATGTTGGCAGAACTAGGTAATATGCGTAAAGCTGAAGTCAATAAAGATACAAAGAATAAATTAATGGAAAACTCAGGTTTAAGTCAAGATTCAGTAGGATATCGTGTCTATTTTAAGGATTTTAGACCTTATAGAAAAATGGTTGATTCATTATCAAAACTATATGATAGTCTTAATCAAATGTATAAATATAATATGTTAAAAGGAGATGAAGAGTTTGTAGAATATATTGTATCATCTCTATTTGCAGAATCTAAAGAATTACATAAGTTAATGGAAACTTGTAAAGAAGATTATGATCAGTATAGATGTATGAGCGATGCTTATGTTAAACTGACTGATAAAATATGTAGGATTGAGAGGGATATGCCATATGATTTGATCAATCAAAAGGAATTATTAGATTTAGAGGCATCTTTAAACATAGTCCTTGCAGAATCAGAAGATATTGTTAATATTGCTGAAAGTTTAGGAATCTTAACTGAAAAACATAATTATCAAAACGCATTATATTCTTTAAGTGTAGAATTAGATAATTGGATTGGTAAAGTGTCATATCCTATTAAAATTAGTAAAGATCAAAGAAATTTTATCAAAACATTATTTTCAAATGTTCAAGGGGCAAAGGGTATTTTGGTTAATAAAATTTCATCTTTTAAACAAGATGGTCTGTCATTAAATGAGTATAAATATGTAAAACCAATGTATATTGATTGTGTTTGTAGTGAAGGCAAAGAAAATGATAAAGTGATAGCATACGTTGGCAATGAATTAATTGCTTTTAATTCTAGAAAACATATGCAACAACCAATGAGCATAATTGACTATGCTGAAATTATTCATGATGTAGCCATCCAAAAAGGATATGAAATATTTATTAATACTCAAGGATTTGGAATGAGTTTGTATGATCATCTTATAGAATTTGGAGATTTGAAGGTTAGTAAGTTAATACAAATGGTTTTAGGTAAGAAATAAAAAATATAACAAATACTCCTAACTGCTTTAGTTGGCAGTTAGGAATATTAATATAATATTAATATAATATAGTATATAAATTATTCAGGTGTTTGAAATTTATCTAAATCAATATTGATTTCTAAAAAGAACATAAGATATCCACAATCTAAACATACATAATTAATAGGATACATAGGCATTGTAATCTCTTTTTCTGGTGTTTGAAATTTCATGGTGGCATTTATGTTCATAGTATCTACTTTATTACTTTTGCAAATAGGGCAAGATTTAGATTGATTTGATATTGTTTCTTTGGTAATTTTACGAATGTTTTGATTTTCTTCCATATGATTGCCTCCCTATGTTTGATAATATTGATTAGCATGTCCATTTTGTTTGATTAATAATTATCTCAATCTAATCTTCTTAACATTAATTAAACAATCTGGATCAACAATAACCTCACTCTCACCCCTCTTGTCAATATAAGCAAGAACATCTTCAATTTTTATCATTGCTTCATATAATTTCCCATTATCAGGATCAAATCTTGTAGCAAAGAATTTAGCTGCATTAATATCAATTGTCCAAGAAAATGCTTTCTTATAAGGCGTAGATTCAGTGTTTTGTCCTCGATATATTTTAACAAGACCACTACTATCTACTTTTAAAATTTTTCTAAAATCTTCTTTTGGTTTGTACTTAAATATATTGAGAAAGAAGTTTTTATTAAGTTTTGAAAAACCATATTCAGAACGTCTATAAATGTCCTCAAAGCACTTATATTTTTGTTCATCAGGTATATTTTCAAATGATTCAATATAGAAATCTAGAGTAATCTTCTTCTCTATAAGGAAAAATAATTTATCATATTGTTTTTTAGAGATGTATTTGTTCATACTCTCTTCAACTTTTTCGATTCTTAATTTAGTTTGATAAAGGGTTAAAACTTTGATATCGAATGCATCTATATCTACCATGACAGGGCCAGAGAGGTATGCGTAAGGCGTTATGAAAGTTATCATTGAAGTAGAACCTATCTATTGGCTTATCAAGGTGTTTAATGGCATTTAGGATGATTTCATATAGAGGTATTTCGTATTCAGTTTCTTCTATTATTTTGAGTCTAAATTGGTTGTTTTGGAATCGAGAAATAGGAATTAGTAAATCTTGGTTGACGACACGGTGAGATAGGTTGAATAATTTGTTTATGTCATTAGTTTTCATTTCTGTATTCTCCTTTAATTATAAAATCAATGTTAACAATTTCAGTATTAAATTTAGAATATAGTTTCTTACATAATTTATCTGATTCGATTCCAAACAGAGATGAATCAATGCCTAACACCTTAATAATTTCTTTAAACTGTGGTAGATTGATTTTTCTTTTACCTTTCTCAATATTATATAATTCATCTAATTTTAGATTGGAATTTTTAATAAAGTTAGATGTAGATATTTTCTTTAACTTTCTTACTCTTTTAATATTGAATCCTATATAATTGCCATTTTTTATAGCTTGATCAATTTCTAATTGAATATAGAAGTTTTTTGTGCTGATTTGTTTTTCTTTTTCGGTTAGAGTTTTTCCTTGATAACTTTTACGTTCTGTAATTGGTTTTGATTGTTGATTATTTTGATTAAGTTTCTTGTAGAAACTTTTATCATATGAGTTTTTAATATTTCTTTTAATACTTTCTTTTTTACATTCAGGACAATATTTGCCGAATTGATCTACAAAGACTCCACAACCACCTAGACATAGTTTTGGTGCTTTTGATTTTCGGTCTATTTTATCATTATATGGTTTTTGATGTATACGAGCTTTTTCATAGCATTTTCTACATTTAAAATATTCCGTTGAATCTAATCTTGTGCCACAAGTAAAACAGATTCTTAATTGTTTACAGTTTTCTTTTTTTGCTTGATAATCTTGTTTGATAATTAATCTGCATTTTTCACAGTGTATTTTTGTTTCTTTAGGTGATAGAGGTTCACAACATTTAAAACAGAGACGAAGTTTCTTTCTGATTGAGTGTGTTGGGTTTATACTTGTATTTTTTGGTGTTTGATTAATTGTATCTTGTGTCATTTGTGACAACCTCCATTTCGACAATGATGATTATATTATAGCATATTTAGGGGTTTTGTTCAAATTTGAGTTTTATTATTATCCAATAAAAGTATGTTTTTATTTTGTTTGAAATAGTGGGTTTGAAAGTGGTTTGTAGTAAGGGTTGTAGAGGTGGGAATTGTTGGTAATTGGATGATTTGGAGTTTATTAGTTATAATTTAATATTTTTTATTTTTAAAGAGCTGTTGAGGCTCTTTTTTGTTTTGTTTAGTGAAATTGAATTTAATATGGTTTTCAATAAGTTAGGCCAAATTTATTGAAGTAAAACTAGGACAATCATGCCAATACATAGTTGTCCTTATTCCATTTGTGTCTCTAAATATTGGAAGGAGAATGATAAATAATGGGATTGATTAGTACAGAGGTTGAGGTTGGAGTAAATGGCAAAAATATTGAACAATATGAAGAAAAAGGTTATAAATTTGAAAGATATTATAATGAACATAATAGAAAAATGTTAGTTAGAAAAGGAACAAAGATAAAAGTTAGAGTAGAAGATTTAGGTGATAAATCTAGTGCGAAGGTAGATGCAGAATGTGATGGCTGTGGTAAAGAATTAAAAGGAATAAGATGGGTAGATTATAAGGAACAAGTAAAAGAAGATGGAAAATATTTTTGTATAAGATGTGCTAGTGCTGGATTTAAACAATGGATAAGTTTTTATAAATGGTGCTATGATAATTTACCAAAAGAATTAGCAGATTATATATTAAGTAGATGGAATAAAGAATTAAATATTGATAAAGATGGCAACCAATTAACTTCTCACGATGTTAGTTATGCTTCACAAGGTATAGACAGGAAAGGATATTGGTTTAATTGTTTAGATAACTTTGAACACAAACCAGAACAAAAACATATAAGTTCTTTTACAGGAGGACAAAGAGGTAGTCTTGATTGTGATATGTGTAACACCATTTTTGTTACTCATCATCACTTAGTACACTTCTTTGTTAATAAAGAGGATGCACATAAATACTCTTTTGGATCAGGTAAGTATGTATTAGTTAAATGTCCAGACTGTAGTTATGAAAAAAGAATTAAAATTTCCAATTTGGTAAATCACGGGTTTGGTTGTAATCGTTGCGGAGATGGTGTTAGCTTCTCAGAAAAGGTTACGATAAATGTTTTAGAACAATTACACGAAACATTTATAATTCAATTATCTAAAACTACTTTTAAATGGTGTAAAGATTATAGATATGATTTATATATAAATAAAATAAATGGGATTTGCGAGGTTATGGGCAACCAACACTACGAAGAAACATATGGCAAATGGGGGACATTGCAAGAGATACAAGAAAATGATAGGGACAAAGAAAATTTAGCTAAAGAAAATAATATTACTAATTACATAATTATAGACTGTAGGAGAAGTGAATTAGAATGGATTAAAAACAATATTATGAATCGTGATCCAAGTCGTCCAGATCAACAATGTCTTGCAGAAGTATTAAACTTTAATGAATCTGATATTGATTGGTTAAAAGTCTATGAATCAGGGTTCAGAAACTTAGTTAAGACAGCATGTATTTTATGGAATGAAGGACTTAAAAGCACAGTCAAGATAGGGAATAATTTAAATTTAAGTAGTGGAGCAATAAGAAATTATCTCAAAAAAGGAACTGAATTAGGATGGTGTTCTTATAATCCAAAAGAAGAGATATGTGAGAAAGTAATATGCTTGACAACTGGTGAAATATTTAACTCCATACATGAAGCTTCATTGAATGGTAGAGAATCAATTAGACCAAATATTTCTGCTTGTTGTAAAGGAAAACATAAATCAGCAGGCAAGTCAATAACTGGCGAGCCGTTGGTTTGGATGTACTATGATAAATATTTAGAAATCAACAAATAATATTATAGAGAGTAACTATAATTAATTTTGTAGTTACTCTCTATTTTTTACAATTTATTCTCTTCCAATTTCCTCTAAATTCTTACCATCAATAACATACTCCTTAAAGACTTTATTGATCCATGTTGCACTCTTGCTAGTAGAAATCATCTTATTTCCTTCACGCATAATTTTTCTAAAGATAGGATTTTCTTTTGCTAAAAATTTTCCCCTGAATCCCTTATATTCAATGTCGTCATTAAACTTAGAAAGTATATTTAATATCTCTTCTTTGTTTTTTTCTTGTAATAATTTAGAGATGTAGAAATATCCACCCCATGCTAAAGCCTCCATTGTTAGACTATTTAATCTAAGCAATTTCCTCTCCTCTAAATCTCTACTTGCCATAAATTTAGGGAAGGTTTGAATTAGTGAATCCACAAAGGTTATGAGATATTTGCTCATTTCTTCAATTTCAGATTTTGTTTGAGGAGAATAATTATCCTTTATATTTTTTGATAAAACTCCAAAAGTAATTATCGAATTTGAGTTACTCTTAATAGATGTAGAAATTACCTCTACCTTATCCTTCATATCACTGAATTTGATTATTTCTCTGCACAGTTTGTTTGTATTGTCTTCCACGTTTAAATACTCACCGCGACTTTTATTAATTCTCAAACCTTTTAGACAATATTCGCTAAAAAGTGACTTTGCCGAACTATCATCTAACATTTCAATTACCACGGATATTTGATATTCAGTAGGATTTGGTACTGACTCTGGATTTTTGCGATATGCCTTTAAAATCTTCGAAAAGGCAGCCAATCTATGTTGACCATCAAGTATTTCGAGTTTCGTAGTAATTGGAGCAGTTATTGTGTGAGAATCTTCATCATACTCTATTGAATTTTCTTTATCTGGGTTTAAATTAAGCACGATAAAACCGCCATGCATTTGATCCTTAGTTAGACTATCATATATTTGATTAATATGGGATACTGAACGTACAGCAACCAATTCATTCTTACTATTCTTTTTCCATCCTCGATTTAATTCTCCATTGTATTGAATAATATTACGATCTAAAAGATTAGCCAATACGTCTGAACTCACCACGCATTGATATTTTGCCAATTCACCATTTCGATAAATTTCAACAACGTTTTCAAATGTGTAACTGTCAGAATTATTCATTTGACTCAATCTTTTTCTAACCTCTTTCTTAGTTTTTTGTATATCTTTTTGCTTTTGAATTTCATTAAAATTTTCATTAAATTCATTTTTTGGGATCTGATTATCTTCATTTGATTCATTTGCTTTTACTATTTCACTCATACTTGGGAATAGAGGTTTAATAGTTTCAGATTCAATCTCTTGTTGATTATTATTAACCTTTTCTTCTTCCCAAACTCCTGTGTCTAAAGTAGATGCAGTTTCTTCTTTTGCTTTCTCTAAATTTTTAATCATTTGAGAATCATCTTCGCCTTGAGTCATATCATCCTTAACAATTTCCACCTGAGTAAACCTATTCTTCTTCGCCATATCGGTGTTTTCCTCCATTTTCTCATCTACTAATTTATTCACCATATTAATAATCATAATAATAACCTCATTTCATCGTATTTTGATATTATCACAATTCTATACAATTTGAAAGAGTTCTATACCAAAAACATTAAAAATTATTAAAAAAAGAAAAGAGTAAATCAAAACTTACTCTCCTTTTTACTCTTAAATCTCTTCTCAGGTGGTAATTGCATCTTGCAAATAAATGGCACAGCATTTTCCCCACCACTTCTAATAATATTAATACTATGCCAACGTTTCAACTTTAAGCAATCCTCCAAAGTAAACGGATAAACCTCTTCCTTTAAACTTATCCAAGTTAATTTACTTGTAGGATAAATATGATAATGTGGCAAAGCATTTCGAATTGCTTTCTGTAAATTATTGGGAATTTGTTCCCAATAATGGAACGTCCAAAAGTACCCCACAAGCCACTTTCGACTCTCGACAGCAGCACCCTCCCATATTGAAGCACTACGAAGATATTGATGTGGCTCGTCTAACATGATATAGAAAGGAAATTCTGCTTCAGATCCATATATTTTCTTTCTAAGTCTCATAGCAATATCAATTTTGGAACATAGTAAATTGACAATTACATCTATTGCCGATTTATCTAAGTCGTCACTAGGAACATCAAATACAATAATTTTCTTTTGTGACATTAATTGAACCATGTCTAAACTATTATTAGAATTTACACAATTTGCTAAGTGGGGATCTGATAATATCCTATTCAATCTATTGTAAATAGGAGATAATATCTTACCCTTCATACCGTCACCCATACCTTCAAATTCTTTTAAAGTTGCCTTATTTAATCCTTCATCCATACCATCAATAACTTGTTTAAGATAAGTTTTATCATTAAAAATCTTGATAATTTCTGATACTTTACCAGTAGTCATTCCAATTATAGATGCTCTTAAAAATCTTTCAGTTTGTCCAGTTGTATCGTCACTTACACCAAAAAAATCTACGGCAGTTCCAGCTAATCTTGCCTTTGTACTAGAATCATGTAATGTCTCACACCAATCTAATGAAAATGCTTGTTGTCCTAAATCTATTCTAATAAAATCTTCCTTCTTTACAATTCCTGCATTAACAGCACATTGTATTTGATCTCCAATTTCACGTTTATTAGGATCAATTGCCAAACCTCCATATCCCTTTAAATAAGCCCCTATGAGCCAATTTGAAGCCAATCCTTTTGTCTTACCCTGCCCCATACCTCCGATCCCTACATTCGGCAAGCAAGCTTCATCAGGATCATTTACAGGTTGATATACTTTAACAGTTTGTCCTTTAAATGTTGCATCACCTAATTCAATCCCTTTTGATTCATTTAAGAATTTATTGTTTACTTCAACTTCTGCTAATTCAACTCTTTCAACTTCAGGATATTTTTCTTGAAGTTCTCTACCAGGGATTTGAACAATTTTAGATATTTCTGCTGATGACATAATATTAAAATTTAGCTTAACTCTTGGTGGTTTATGAGTATTTATAATTCTTAAAACTTCATTTGCTTTTTTACCTTTTAATTGACAAGGTGCTAATTCATTGTCTAAGCTTATGTCATGAAAACTACTTGCTATTGTCCTTGCTATTGTATTTGCCCTTGCAGATTCATCTGATTCAACAATAACCCAAAGATAAGTTCTTATAGATGATTTATTTCTTTTTTCTTTTGTAGAATTTGATAAATTTTCTATTGTGTACTTTTGGCCTTCCGGATCAGATGGTTTTTTAGCGTATATATTTTGACTATTTCCATCACTAATTAACTCACTCAAACCAATAATTACCTCTCTAATTAACTCTGTTAATCCGATAGCAATTGTAAAGGTAATATTTTTAAATGATTGATTCCATTTTCTCGGAGCATTTCCACTTCTTAATTTATCCCACGCTTCATCTAATTCGCCTTGCCATGCTAATTGATATATTGGATCAAGATAGCAAAATAATCTTGCCTTTTCATTTTCTCCTATTAATCTTCCTGCTTCAATTAATGATATAAGTGGAAGATTGTCCTTTGAATCAGTGTGTAGTGAATATAGATCGTGCTTACTGTAAACTAATTCATAAACAACAGATTTGTTTGAATTAAATTCTTCTGCATTATCTACTTTGTCGATTGTGGTCTTGTCCCATATAGATGTTAATCTTCTGTAAATAAGAGGTGCAATAGTTTCAGGCACACCAATGTAAAATGTTACATTGTTTTCTTTGAAATCAATTTCAAATGATGCCCTTTCCTGCACTTTATATCCTCTTGGTAAGATTGCTTGTCTTATAATTCTATCAATAGGTAGTTTAAATTGATCTGCAATAGTTTTAACAAAATCTTCTGTACGATAATTTCTAGCAGAAGAGTCAGGTTTAATTTTAAATCTTACATATTTAGGATTAACAATATTAAACCAATTAATATTTTTAATAGTAGTAATTTTTTCAGCAAAAATCATTGTATGGTCACTCCTAACATTTTTAATATGATATAAAATGCAAAAGTCCAATAAACTCCTTTTACAGCTCTTTTAGAACCGAATATTGCAAGTAAAGCTAATATCATAGCAACTAATATTGCATAATCACTGTTTTGAACTATCCAATGGAATAAATCAGATATAAATGATAAAAACTTGTTAAATATACTTTGTTTTGCTTCATCTAATAAATCCGTACCAGAAGTAGTTAATACATGCCATGTTTTTTCCCAAAATCCTGTTTCAGTTGCTTTTTGAAGATAATTGCTTGGGTCTTGATATTGACCATTTGATGATATTAGCCCAACGTGGATATGCGGGCCTGTACTTCTTCCAGAATTTCCAGTTAATCCTAATGTTTCTCCCACTTTAACATGTTGACCATAAGTTACATTCACTTGAGATAAATGACCATAAACCAATTCTTTGCCATTATCTAACTTAACTCCAATGCCATTTCCAATAATATTATCGTGAATTATCCTGCTAATGATTCCATCCGTTAAAGATTGGGCAGGAGTAGACATAGGACTTCCAATATCTACTCCAGAATGAGGAATCTTGTGAACACTATCAATTGCTCCAAATTTTGCTGTGATAGGATATTGCAAGAATTTAATCATAATGATTATCTCCTTTATCTAGGAATTGCTATTTGAACTGAACTAAAAGCATTATGAATTGCAACAAAAAATGTAGGAATAATGAACATACTTATATAACCAATGACCGCAAATTTTAATTTCTGCTTCCATCCAGGAGAACCAATAATCATTTCTACCATTCCCCATATTGATACAATAATTCCTACTGGTAATGCTAAATCTTGAACCATTGTGATAATAGGCCATAATGAAACAATTAGATTTGCTGTGCCAACTGGATTACCTACTGAATTTGTTAATGTTGGTACAGGTGAAACTACTGCTAAAACAGGTGATGCTAAATTAATTACACTTAAAACAACAGAGGTTGGAACTAGATAATTTTTGAATAGTTTTTCTACTTTTTTACCTACTTCAATCCATTGATTTACTAATACTTCTTTTTCAAGTGTTACCAATGGATGAACACATGGAGGATTTAAAACAGATCCATTAATTCTAACAATCATTTTTAATAAACCTCCTTTAGATGTATAAGTATTTGAATTTGCGGTAATACTAAAGTCATATTGGAAGGAGATGATTTTCATGACACCTGCACTCATAAAAATACTCATTGGATTTGGTTTAGTAGCATTCCATTATTTACCGATAGTCTCCAAATAGGTAGTACTTGCATAATAAAATATATGTGTGCATAAATATGATTCATCATATTAAATGAGTTAAGTCTACCCTTTACCAAATCCCCACCATTGGGGATATTTTTTTGTTCATTTTCTCCTTTTAATTGCTTCTTTAGTAAGTCTAATAATTTCAGGCATACTTTTGAACATTGATTTCAACATAAAGAATGCTCCAAATAAAAACATTATACAACCTAATAATCCCACTAAAGAACCTACAATTAATGAAAATGGAGTAATTAATTCAGAACCAATACCAATAATAAAAGTGCCAGTAACCATAGTCAACATTGCTTTTGTATCTTTTCTCATAATAATTCCTCCTTAAAACTTGATTTAAAATCCTTAATAATTTCAATTCCTTTTTCTGAAATATAATAGCAGAAGGCATTCCTTTCTTTATATCCAGAAAAAATAAGCTTTAATTGATTAAGATGTCCAATTATATTCCTAAGTCTAAAATAATTAAGATTTAATAGAGTTGATAATTTCTTTATAGAGATAGAATTCATTTGATTATTGAATTGATTATCAAATAAATACAGCAAAACATCTACTTCAATCTTACTTAACATTTAATTAATTCACCTCACCTTCCCTAATGTATATTAAGCAATGCTTATTCTATATGTATAGTAATAAATGGGAATTTAAAATTTCTCCCAAAATAAAAACTCTGATTTCTCAGGACTTAATTTATACCCCATACTATCCCTTATCTTTTCCTACATATTCTCCAATTACCCCATACAATACTACAATTATTCCTACATACTCACTAAACAAAAAAAGAAGACACAACCATTATAGTTGCGTCTCAAATCATCATATCATCAAGTTCATCCTTTTCTGCTCTCTTCCTTTCGACTACTTTAGTCTGTATCAAAACATCCTCCTTTATTCCTTCCTTAGTCTCTTTAACTACGACCCCATCATTAATTAATTGCTTCTTAACCCATTTACTAAAATTTCTAATCTCATTTGCCTTTTCATAAAGTAATAATTCATCTTCATCATCTAGGTTAAAATAAACACCTTTTCTTTTTACTCTGCCTGTGAGTTCGCCTGTGCTTTTGCCCATTTTTTCACGCCCATCCTGTGATAACCTTCTACGTTAGCATAGACACAATTATCTAAAACTGAACAATTAGGATAATATTTCTTAAATAAATCACCAAATTGCAATGCTCCTCCACCAGTTAATAAAACTCGATCAGAAATTTCGTAGTCTGTGAATCTCTGACTAAGTTCAGCTACAATCTTTCCAACATATTGAGAATTATCAATTTGATTTCCTTTTAGTTTAATGGAACCGAAAGCCAGTGTTCCAGAATCCCTTGTTACAAATTTACTCCCATTCATAGAACTATAATTTACAGTTAAACTTCCTAAGTCAATTATTCTTTTCTTACCAATTGATAAATTTTCATCTTTCGATAATGCATATTGAAAGCTGGCAACAGATTCAGGTATAATATTTAGATTGTTTATACAGAATTTTTTATGTTCTCCATTAATTTGAATATCGTATTTGCCAAATAATAAATTTTCCAATGCAGATTTTGTTGCGGCATTGAACTGATCAACTGGTACACCTGTGCAAATGTACAAATCACTGTCATCTTCCTCTAAGGATAGGCCGACCCCAGTTAAAAAAAGCACCCTTGTCTGTTCATGAATCTTTGATGCTGTACTCATCTCAATTGGAGCAAATGATTCATCGAGTGCTAATTGTCCTACAAAATGTTTTTCTTTATCGTTGATAATTACTTCATATTCTTCATTATCAGATATTTCCCTATGATGCCAATCTCCAACTACAGACCTGAATGATTGATTGTTTAATAACTTTACAGTGTTGCGTCCACAGTCGATTGGAATGATCTGAATTGCCATAAATATTCCTCCTTCATGTTATACCCCACTATAAAGTATGGGGTATTTACCTTTATTCTGATTATATCGCATTACCCCATACTTTACAATGCTTTTTCATTTGCGGTATTGATAAAATACAAAGGCCCATTGCTATATTTATTGTGTAGCAATGGGCTTATTTTTCTTTTTATTATACGGCCTGAATACTTATCAACATGTGGATAAATTTTGTCGAGGACTATCTATCCACAAAGGAAATTATGATATATACTATTACCTGTGGATAATTTTTATTCTTAGAAGGAGAATAGTGTCGAGGTGTCGAATATATAACTCAATCAAATTAACTCAATAAATGCGAAAACACCTGACCTCTTGCAAAGATCAAGTGTTTTCTGAGCATAATGTTCTGAACAACATTAAGCTTTTAAGTTCTTGAGATTATTGTACCCTAAGTTTAAATTAGAAGCAAGTATAAACTTAGAGAATAATTTAACAAAGAATGTAAAAGGTTAGTAGTTGGTGCAGAAATGTACATGCTACTAACTTTTTTATTGAGTCAATATTAATAAAATTATTCAAATTGAATAGGTAATGAAAAAATCTCCTAGTTAGTGCTTGAGTTGTGGCGACACATCACTAAACTAGGAGACCCCTGAAGACTCGTATTGAATTCTTTAAGTCATTTTATCATGATTTTAAAAATTTGTAAACAGTCTTCAGCATCGCTACGCTCATTTTTTGAAAAATGCTGAAAGAAGGTTTTATCAATGAAAGCACAACAAACTGTATTTGATTTTATTAAAGAAACAATGGGACATAGCACATTATTGGCTATATCTGGAGATATGATGCCATTTGCTAATAATTCTTTTGATAATGCAAGATTTCTAAGTCAGTTGCTTTTCTGGGTTGATGATAGAAATGAATGGACTCCAATTCAAATGAAGGAATGGAAAGATGTAGCTCATTTATCTAGATATGCTATAGAAAAAGCAAGATATTATTTCTACAGTATTGGAGTTCTAGAATATCGTGTTAAAAAAGACAGTCAGGGAAATCCTGTTTCTCATTATCGTTTAGACTTTAAAGCATTGATGAATAAGATGAATAAGTTCTTCAAAGATAATAAACCAAAGCAAATTGTAACTTTTTCTGGTTTTGCTGATTGCTTCAAAAAGAAAAGTGAACAAAAACAGACTGATATTCCTACAAACACTTATCCTCAATATAAAGAAAAATTAGAGAGTAAAAATATAGGACAATCTTCTAAAAATGAAACCAGAGAGGAAAGAAAAAAGAGATTAGAGAGACTTTACCTCTGATCTAATCTCTTCAGCCTCCATTAATTAAATAAATCACATTTTAAAAAAGAGAAGTTTATGATACTCTAGCTTTGCTATGCCTTAACAATCTCAACATAAAACTCACCACCATCAAAATTTCCATCCATACGACCCACCAATTCTGGCCCATTCTCATATTTAGCAGATTCATAATTACATCCGCAATCACATTTTAAATCACTAACCATAATTAATTCACCACATTCTGCATCAGGAAACATTTCTTTAATTGCAGTATTATATGTCTCAAATACTTCTTTCTTTGCTTCCGAGATTGTTTTAAAAAATGTAGGTTTAGCGAAAACACCTGATTTTTCTTCTTCAAATAGATTGATACCAAATCTAACTTGATATTTAATATTCTTATTATTTTTGTTTTTATTACAGAATTGTTTAATCTTTGCCATTATATCTTCCTTCTTTCTTTAATTCTTCTTTTAAATCATTCCAACTTTTCTTAGGTATTTTTCCTTCTCTTATTAATTTCATTTCTTTTAACGATTGTTCTAAAGATTCAGATGGAGTACAATATCTTTTTTTCATCTTTAGTATCATCCATATGAAAACATGTTTCACAAGTTAATCCATATTCTTTTGAAGAACAATTATTTATATCATAATCCACAGGACATTTAAATTTAATCCTCTCCTTAACATCCATAACTACAAGTCCAATATTTTTCACTGGTCATTCCATCTTCTTTTTCAGCAAATTCAATCAAAGGATTTCTGCAGACATTACATATACCTTGTTCTTCACAATATTTCTCATTTTCACTTTTAAAATATTCTTGAAAAGCATTTTTATCTAGCAATTCAGTATATGGAATTTGGCAATTTACCACTCTCAGCCATTCTATGCTTTCAACACCGAATTCTAGAAAATCTTCAATGTCATTATCCTTGCATTTGCAATCACTAGAATTATCAATAAGAATTTCTTCTTTATATGCTTTCTTTAAATCTTGTATAAACATATAGTCTTGATAATTAGAACAAGGGTAAGTGCATGAAGAGATACGAGTACATTTATCACAAATTTCATTATTGTAATCAATCATATTTATTTCTCCTTTGTATTTTATTATTGTATTAATCCAAATTCCCTTGATCAAACATATTTTCAATCAGTCCTATAACGTCATCAAGTGTCTCACAATGATTTGAAATACAACTATTAATATGTGGACTCCAATGTTTCTTTCCAAAGGCTATAACAGGCTTTCCTAGCTCTCTAAATCTAGTTAACTCAAAGATAGTACCTGGACTATAATCTATAGCCTCTAAGCACACAATACAGATGTCACACTTATTAATATAGTAATTGTTTTGGTCAACCACAATCTTAGAATCGTATGTATGATTAATTTCTCTTAGAAAATTAATACAAGGATTAAATACTTTTACTGAATTTTCATAGGCCCAAGCACCAAATTTATCTCTCCAATCTGTGGCCTTATAGAATTCATTGTTTCTATGATGTATGGTTAATGCTCCAGCTTCATAAATATACATTTAATCGCCAATCCTCTCATTTAAATATTCTATAAATTTAATAACTTCCTGCTCTAATTCTTCTTTAGTCTCACATTTTATGTAATAATCAAAGTCATAATTATCTAATGCTGTTTCAGAAGAATGTAATCTTTGTTTTGACGTAAGTTTATTTTCATGATTAAGTCTTTCAATTCTTAAAGATATAAAATGAAAATCATTATCCCATCTCTCAATCTCATTGATAAATCTTGTATCTGGAATTAAAACATAATCGTAATCATCTTCAAAGACTTTTACCAATTCAATTACATTATCTACCCAATAATTATTATTTTTTGCTCTAACTTTTTCAGTGCCAATTTTCTGTAACAACTCTCTGCCTTTAATATCTTTTTCACCATTCCATCCGAAATATTTTTGGCAAAGAAATTTAAGTTGATCACCATAATTTATAATTAATACTCTTTTGCCTTGTTTTTGTAATTCTATTTTAAGAAGAGTGGCAGTCAGGTCTTTGCCTGATTCTGCCTTTCCTGAAATCGGTATAATGATTGGCATATTATTTATTCTCCTTTCAATAACATTTCTTTAGTAGGATATTTATTACAACCATTTTTCTCATTGCAATATCCTAACACTTCACACTTTACTTTTGCATAACTAATAATTTTTTCCCATTCACTATCCAAATCACTAACAATACTTTTTAATTCCTTAATAAATTTTCTAAATTCCCAATACGCTCTAGTACATTCCCTAACTTCTACCATATGCAAAATTGCTCTTGCGTTGATTTTTAAAACCATTTTGCTTTCCATTCCTAATGGGAGAATATTAGCAATATCTTCTTTAGGAATACACAAGTCTTCTAATTTTTTATAAGTATCCATAATATTTGACATGATATTTTGATATATTTCTAATGCTAAATTATTTTTTGTAATAGATTGTGGAATAATATAGTTAAATTCTCCATATTTAATATATCTTGTACTGGCTTGAAGTCTTGACGTTCCTGATATATGAGTATAAATTTCACGGATAACCCTTGCTGAATATCCACTTATTTGTAAAGTGACATCTGCGTACTCTAAGACTCTACCATGATTTGATTCAATACAGTCAATTCCTATTTGTGGAGAAGGATTTGAATCCCAACAGTAACTAGCACACTCCCCCATTAATGATAATGGATTTTTTGTATAACTAATAACTTTAATCAATTATATCTTCCTCTCTTAATTAAATCTTCACCTTGTCGTATTTATATTTCTTCTTATAGACACATTGATTCTTATGTGATAAACACCCATCACAATTCTTCTTGACAACAAAATCTATAGGTGAAAAACAGGAATTTTTATTCTTATATGGAATATACCCGTTAGCAATAACCTTGATTTCTTCATTGGATAATTCAATATCATCTTCTTGATTTTGACTTAATTCATTGTTTTCATCACTTACTAATTCTGCTTCAAATTTCTCTAAACTCTGAAGGATAGTACCATTAATATCCTTCAATAGAGAATCATCCAAGGAAAATTTAATACAGTAATATTCAGTTTGATTCTTGTGACTTCGTTTTGTAATAGTACACAACGTATTTCTATATTCCTCAATAATACCCTTGTATATAGCATCACTTCCTACATCAAAAGCATATTTAAATTTAGTTGGTTCACTAGTCTCCTTATATTTATCCACTTTCTTAGGTTTACTAGTTTGATTTAGTAAAGATTTACTTGCCAAATTCTTCACATCCTTTCGTTAACTCTGCACTACAATATATACACACACACCATATAAATTATTATACATTAATTACAGCACAGAGTCAATATAATTTTATTTCTTGCTTTATGTATAATATTATCCCCCTAATATAAGCTAATATTGCACAAATCCAACAACATGCTCATCTTTCTCATTCAATAATTCATAAGCAACTTTAATAATTTGCCTTAATATGATATCACACTCATTAAAATCCCTTCCCTCAAAATCAGCAGTCAAGAATCCTTTCATTCTATCATAGTGTTTTATCTCTAATTCCTTGTTTGAAAGAGTTTCCTTGTTTAAAATGTTTACATTATTTCTCATGATAATCATTCTCCTTTTAATTTATATTTATATTTTACTCTACTCCCAAGTATCTTCTTCAGGTAAACTAATTGCAACAACTACTTCACCGCTACGATATAACTCTAAGATATGTCTACACATGTATTCTTTGCTAGGTTTTTGCCAATCAAAACAAATTACAATATTGGCATTGTTAATTTTTAATTTAAATCCATTCCAATGTTCCTGTTTTTCTATTTCTGCATCAACAACAGATAATTTAGTGATAATTCCCAATTCTCCACCTGAATGAACAGATTCTATTTTAATTACCTTATTTAATGTTTTATTAATAAAATATTCTAAATCCATATGTATTCCTCCTAATAATTTTATTTTTTAATCTTTGATTTGATATTCAGGGCAATCTAAACTATTAAACACAACACCTTGAGTTAACCAACAATACTTTGAAAGTTCATATGTATTGGTTAATCCATGAATACCTAAACACTTATTAATAGAATTATTTACATTATGTATACATTTAATTAATTTACAGTTCTGATTCATACTGATACCAACTTCCTACCAACTCTTATAATCAGTGAAATCAATTACAATATTACACTCTGGACATACACCTTTATATGTAGAACCTATTCCCGAACCATACTCAAACAATAATAAATGTCTTTTACACTTATCACATTCTGCATAGATTCCTTGTGAATTCATTTCGTCAGTTTTGCCAATATAAGTGTACCCTTTTCTAATTAATCTCTTCTGTGCTTCTTTATCATATTGATCAGCTTGGAGTTGTGTAATTTGATTTTGAATTTCTTTAATATATGATTTACGTATGTCTCTTTTAATTCCCAATTCAAGAATTTCTTTTCTAATATTGTCTAACTCTTGATTGGATGATTCTAATTGCTCTTGTAATTGAGCAATTCGAATGTTTGTATCAAGCATTTTAGTTCACTCCTTTATAATTATTTTATCGCCTTCAATTCTAAAGCAACACGTTCTGAATGGCCCATTACTCTATATTTCTCAATATCAACAACTTTATAGTTTTTACTTTCATTTTTGATAGTTATTGTTTCACCATTTTTATAATTTGCATTTGATGTGTATGCTGTTACTACATCACCTTTAGCATTGTATAATAGAATATCCATTTAATTTTCCTCCTTTAAATAATTTCAAATTCATTGTAATAATAAATTTCTGCTAAACCCCTTCTGGCATCAAGTTCAGATAGTTTGTATTCATTCATAAATTCTTCAACTAATTTGAAGTTTATTTTATCCATTGCTTGTAGGATGTAGTTTTCTTTGTTTGTGATCATTTGTGTGATTCTCCTTCCTTAATTAACATTAAATTTTATCTTTCATTTATCCATCTCTCACAAAGACATTTACCACTTTTATAACTATCGCAAGGGATTACATTGCCATTCGATAAAACAACTAGCTTTTCTGTTCCTGCGGTACACTTGCCTTCTGAAAATGGTAACCCCAAACGAATTTTGTCTTGATATTTGAGTTGTAATTCATTGATTATCTTATTCAACTCTTCTTTATTTGGCAATAAAAATTCTTTGTCCGTTCCTCTACCGTGAAGAATGATTTTTAATAAACTAATCTTATTAACTCCAATGTTTACTAGTTCTATTACTGTATCAATTAATGTATGAAGATTTAATGACATTGGAACAATATGTACTTCTGTATTTAAACCAATATCTAAGCAAAGTTTAATATTATTTAAAATAATATCGTGAGCATCTTTTTCTCCAACTATTTGATCATATATGTCATTTTGATGACTGTAATAAGAAATTATAATATAGTCCAGGTCAATTATTTTTAGTGCTTTTAATTTTGTGTTTATATCGTCTACATAAGTTGAGGTATATAACCGAACTTTAATTTTCTCACCTTTTAACCATTGAATAATACTTATAAAATTATCAGTTAATAATGGTTCTCCTCCACTTAAATTTACATATTGCGGTTTGTATTTTTGAACTATATTTTTAATTGTATTGATATCAAGAAATTCTTTTCCGTTAATATTTGAATTATTAGAACAATGAACACAGTCTAATTTACATTTATTTGTTAATTCAAAGGTTATTTCATTTATTTCGATCAACTTCTTTCTTAAAGACTATAACTTAAAATCTTCCACACGTTTTGTTCATCATTTCGCTCTTTGAAACCATCGACTTCTTCTTTATTGGTAGAGACCATTAGAATTCCATCTTTGTTTCCTTGGTGCGTATTATTAATAAGGATATACACCATAATTTTTTATATACACAAGTCTACCCCTTCTCAAATGAAATAGGTTTTTATTTTATTTCTTTACAGTTACATTATTCTTAATCCACAAAACTTTTTCTTCTGTTGTGTTGCCAATAGATGCTCCAAAATGTTTTTCTATTTGATCTATCAAATTATGCTCAACTATATTTACTTTACTTAAATCAACATCTTGTCTATGCCATTTATTAACAATATTCCATAGTTCTTGTTTAATTTCACTTACTTCATTATTAATTGTAGTTAAAAAGTTAAGTGTTCTATTTTGTGCTTCTTTAAGAGAAATATTTTCTTCGTTGATAATTTGTTCAGAAAATTTCTTTATAATTGATTTTCTCAAATCAAAATTAAATAGTGATTGATTCATAATTCACCTCCTTTAAAAGCATTATTTACTTTATATTCAACATTATATTTTCTTCCTAAGATGCGTTCTGTATCTTCTTGTATATTTAAACTCATTTAATCTTCCTTCTTTCTTATAAAATAATCCCAACCCTAAAATCAGCATAATAAGTAGTAGTTCCCTGTCGATTATCTTTACACCATTTATCCAACAATAATTGAAGTTCTTTTTGATCTTTATCAGATATATCATCCATAGCATCTTCATGTAAATCACTACAAGCATCTTCAATAATATTATAAGCATCCATAGATAATTCAATTGATTGTGTACTATAAACTCTTAATTCTTCACGACATATTGATTGGTCTGCTTCGCTTTCTTTATCTTCTATCCATTCTTCTAATTCTTCAACCATGAGATATTTATCATAATTATCAATATAAATCATTGTGAAGTCGTTACACGCTTGTTCATAACTAATCTTTTTTGCTTTATTCCAAGTTTCTAAATCTTTATCATATCGTTCTTGAAGGCGTTCTAGGTTTGACTGTTTACAATCACATCTAGATGTACCTCTATTTAATATCTTTGCACAATGTAAACATTTACTTTGAACTCCATTATAACAATGTCTGCATCCAACAATAGTTTGTTGTTTATATGGGAAATGAATTTTACTATTTTCGCCTTTGATTCCAAATGGATTATCATCTACTTGAAGTCCCGTTCCTCCACAATGAGAGCATATAACTTCATGTTCTTGTAAATCTTTTTGAAGCTTAAGATTGAATGATACATCAATTTGTTCAGTTCTTATCGGCATTTTATTTCTCCTTTCTTTCACTTTCAATTCTTTTAATAGCATCCAAAGTTTCTAATAAAGCTTTCTTATACCCTTTTGACCACGCATAGGTGCTTTCATTATAGTAATCTATATTAATGGAGTTTATTTCATTAATTAACCATTCTTTTAATTCTTTCATTGTGAACTATTCTCCTTTCTTCTTTATGTCACCTCCCTTCTGTCAATTTTATTTTATGTTTATTTAGTTATAGTTCATCTCTGATAAAGGTTATGTAATCTGAAATCTGACAAATTTTACAAACAAATTGCTTATCTAAAATCTCTTCATCATAATCTTTAATTCCTGTTGATTTATTAGGACAATAAAATTTACAGAATTGTTCTTTTAATTCCAATAATTTATCTTCCATTAATATTCCTCATCCAGTGCTAGTTTCCAGCATTCAGCACACATTGTATCATTACTTGCAATACATTTATTGTGTTGATTTTCTTTTAATCCTACAGCATTAGGGCATACACCAAATAGATGACTAATTTTAGAATTAGGTTCTAATTGTAAATATTCTATTAATTTATCTTTTCCTGTCATTTGATCATCACTCCTTAATAAATTCAATAATATCTAACATTGCATATGTTCTTAGAGCATCTTTATCAACATCAAATACATCCATTAACCATTGGTTTTCTTTGTGAAAATCTGTATGCCCATAATAAACACTGACAGGAATAATAGTTCTGATTCCAATTTCACTTTCCCAATTTTTATATTTTACTTTGATTGATTTACTAGGATTATAATGAGGACATGAATCTTTATGATTTAATAAGCATCCTTCGCCAAATGGTTCTCCCCAATCAGGTGAATAGCAAACTCCACTGTCAAAATGTATGCATGGTTTCATTTCAAACATTCTCCTTAATTAAATTTTCACATTCGTCCTAAAACGAAGAATGTAATTTAAACATATTTTGTTCTAATTCATCTAACCTTACACTAATTTCTTTATAATTAGTGTAAAATGATATATAGTTTTCTGTTGCATTATCTTCATTTACAAAGTCTGGATTTTGAACACAACCGCCTAATTTAGAAACTAGATATTCAATATTTTTAATTTCATTGAATAATTCTTCTGATTTTTGTGGATTTAATGTTTTCATTAATTTCATTCTCCTTTTTAATATAATTTACTACTTAATTCTTCTACAAGTTTATATATTGTTTTAATTTCTGTTAGATTTGCAAATTCCTCAAGTTTATCTTTAATATCATTTACTTGCATTTCTATATCATCTAGTACATCTATTGTCTCAGATAGTTCTACTTTATTATCTTCTGAACTATATTCTAATCTTTTTCTATATTCACTTACGGACATTTTTATATCAATTCCTTTCATATGTTTATTTCGAAGTATTACTTAAAGTAATCTCTATCTTAGTATCACTAATTAATTGCCTATACTTTACTCCTGCCATATTTAGAATAAATCTAGAAGCAATAGTTTGTTCCATATCTTTATATTTGTCACTTAGGTATACAACTTCGGATATTCCAGATTGGACAATTGTTTTAGAACACTCGTTACAAGGAAATAATGTTGCATACAGAATACATCCTTGAAGATCATTTTTACCGTACAAAATAGCATTAATTTCTGCATGTACTACATATAGATATTTCCCTTCTAATCCTTCTTTTGATTCCCAAGGCATTTCTGAATCATTGCATCTGTTCGGCATACCATTGTATCCAGTTGATATGATTCTATGATTTTTATCTACTATACATGCTCCTACTTGTGTTCTTGGATCTTTACTACGCAATGATGATACATATGCTACGGACATGAAATAATCATCCCAATTTATTATTTGCATTTTGTTTTGTTGTTCCTTTCTGGGAATGTAGAAGAGATATATTTCAACCTCTCCATTATTAAATTAATTTTACTTTCTACCTGTGCTTCCAATCCCATCTCTATCTTCATTATCAAGAAAATTAACCTCTTCAAATACTACTGTTGGCATTTTCTTTTGAATTCTAAATTGACAAATACGCTCATTAACTTTAATTTCTGTGTCTCTCAATGCATATGCAGGATATTTCCAAATATCATTATTGCCTTTATATGATTCGTCAATTACTGCATGATGATTAGTTTGAATAATACCAAAGTTTTTATATGTACTAGAGCGAGGAACGATATATGCCTCATGCCCTTCAGGCAATTCCATTGACACCCCAAGAGATATTAATTTATATTCTCCTGCCTTGAGAGTGACATTTTCTGCTGATCTTAAGTCAAACCAATCTGATTTACCTTCAATGTTTGTAATTTTATCAATTTCCTTTGAGTGGTATTTGATTTTAATATTCATTTATTTATATTCCTCCAATTAATTATTTTTTGATTTATTTTTAAATACAGTATTTACATCATTGTCTCTATTAACTAATGCACCAAAATATTTCACCTCTCCTTCTTGTCTTGCTTTTGCTGCATCTTCTATATTTACACGATAACCTAAAAACTTCTTTTTGCCATTTAACTTTATATTTGCCATTTAACTTTATATTTGTTTCCCATTTATTCTTAGATTTATCCCAAGATACTCCAGGAAAACCGGAAGTATTATTAGACTGTTTACCTTTATTTATTCCATTAATTTGATATGTTGTAATTTCAAGGTTATACTTTCTACAATTCTTTCTGTCTCTGTCTATATGATTTACAACCTTTGATTTATCTTCAGGAGGTTCAAAGTTCATTACGTAATTATGTAATCCACCTAATGTATGATTAGAAACGTATTTTTCTACGGTAAGATTCCATCTATGTATTTTACATTTATCTACATCTTCTAAATCAATTGGTGCTCTTGCCTCTTCAATTTGATTTTCATCATATAAGATTATTTCGGCATAATCATTATAACTAACAATTTCATTTAAATCTCTATTAGTTCTCTCTTTTATATAACCGTAAGTTTTCATTTGTTGGTAATGTCTACTGCAATAATATTTATTGTCAATACAACCAACCCTATTATCACTACCACAAACCTCACAAACATGATTTATTTTATCCGGCAGTATCTCTCCGAACTTCCATAATTGCCAATAATGTCTTTTACATATATATTTATTAATTTTTTCATTAAATCTAACAAGGTGATTGCTATTACATATTTCACAAACTTTTTCTATTTAATATCAACTCTTTCTATTTAATTATTTCTATCTTACTGGACATACTCCTGATTCACAACCATCATTTCCAATATCAAATTCAGTTTCAACTAGTTCATATTTACTAATCAATGAAGGTATAAAAGTTTTCATTTCGCTAACTCTTTTATTATATTCTCCTTCTGTAATAGCTTCTTGTGGCATTAACTGATAAAAAGAATCTGATAGAGATAAGAAACTTACAGCAACCACATCTTCCCAATTATTCCAAATCCAATCTTCTACTTGATTCCATTCATTATCACGAACAGTAACAGTAATCGAAGCATTATGATCAACATAATTGTCCATAAACATTTTATAGTCTTCAAGTTGTTCTATAGCTGATACATCAAATTTTGTTTTTCCAATAGGTGATTTGACAGGAAACTCAATTACTTTTGTTGTGCATGTTTCAATATCCTGACCATTCTCAGGAAAGATTGGATAATTTAATTCTTCACAAACTTTAACTAAAGGATCATGTGCATTAATTCTTACTCTTATGATATACCAAGGAGCTTGAGAATAATGAACTCCTGATGAAACTCCTGGGATTTTACTCAAAGTTCCTTCCGGCTTGACTGTAGTAATTAATAATGATACTGGTAATCCTAATTCTTGAGCATATGTATTAATTGTATCATGAGCTACTTTACGTAATTTTCTTAACAATTCAGCTTCTTCTATTTTAGTCATTCGAGTAGCATTGACCATATCTTGCCATCCAGTTAAAGAGCATCCAGTTAATCTATCTCTTTTTTGTACAGCATCCCATTTTGGAAGCTCTAGTTCTACACAAGTCATACGATATCCTGATCTTGCCGATAATCTTTGTGCTTCTAACAACGCTTCGATGTCTAATATTCCGTCTATCACAAAAGCAAAAACATTTACAGTAGTTAAATTACAAAGTCCACAAGAGTCAAGTAAAATTTCAGCACAATTATGTGCAACTACATTTTCTACAATTCCCCAATTCGTTTCTGGTTCTGAAAAATCATAAACTTTCTGTTTTTCTAAAATATTAATTGATATTACTGTTGGATTTTTACCATAGTATGCTGACAAGTCTTTATTTAAAGAATCTTTTGCTTCACACTCTTTACCACTATCTAACATTAAAATATGATCTGGGGTACATTTTATAATTCTATTGTTGCTTAATTGTACTTCAACAATATCTTTTTCTCCATTGCACCAAACTTTGCCATTTGATATATCACCATTTAGATTGACAATACTAACTTCTTTTCCATTTAACTCTTCAAATGTTCTATATCCAGCCGAGGTTAAAAGATTCATATCACCAGTAAAACAAGGATTAACACCATTGAAATTTGGCCTACGTTTATTTCCTGCAATTTCATTAACAAATGCTGGTTCTCCTGAATATCTCATTTGTTCAATTTGCCAATGAATTTGTTCTCTAGAAGGTTTTTCTTTATAATAAATAGAATTATTACTCATTTGCCTATGTGATAATTCTGTATCTATTTCCCATTTTCCATTAATTGGTGATTGAGTATAAAGATTGCTTTTTGCTTTGATACATTCTTCATCATCTGAACCAATTAAAGATATTTCGCTCGTTCTGCGAACTCCTCCGATTACTACATTTTCACCAATAGCGTTTAATATGTCCATGCAATTAATTGGTTTTAATTTGATTCTATCTTGTTCTTGACTTAATCCTTCTTTTTTAATTATTTTATCTACTTTAGCAAACATTGATTTTAAACTTTCATATCCAGAAGCAGTACCACCAAATGTTTTTAATCTTTCTCCTTTTGGTCTAACGTGATCATAAACAAATACAATGGTTTTAATATCAATAAAATCTTTATCCCACAACATTCTTAAAAAGTAATCTAATGCTTGAACCCATCCACCTTTACTATCTCCTACAATAATTTTCACCATATCATTGTTTGTAAATTGAATTGATGTACTATCTTCTCTTTTTGTACTAGGAACAGAAGAGTAATCTTTATGAATTACTTCTACATTAGTTTTTACTCTAGGAAGTTTTGATACATCATCTTTTAGAATACGAAATCCAAATCCAGAACCAATCATAAGTAGATAGAAAGCATCCTTAAATGCTTCAAAATTATCTATTACTGCAAACGAGCAGTTATAATTCGAAGTTGGGAATTTTTCTGAAACCAATGTACCACCTATGTATAAAGTCCTACCAGATAAAAATTGTCTAAGATAAAAGATATTATCATATAGTTTTTCTGCTTCTTCTTTATTTGTTGGTACTAAACTACAATTATATTCTACTGCTCTTTTAACTGTTTCCCACCAATATTCTCTACGCTGTTCTTCAGGTAGATATCGACTATATGTACGATAATAGACAAAACTACCCAATTGTGTCATTGGTGAAGGTAAATGTTTATATTTACTTATAAACTCTTCACTGAGGAGTCCTTTTATTTTATTTTTTCGTACTTTATCTCTTTGATTGCGATAGATAATATATCTCTTTGCAACATCTTTTCTATTGCTTTCCATTAACATATCTTCAACAAAATTTTGAATATCTTCAACTGAGAATATATCTAATCCAATAGACTCAATTTTATTTGCAATGTCATGACTTAATTTAGTATCAATTCCTTCTTTTGTTTCAAGCATTGCTTTTTCAATTGCTCGAATAATACTATTTTTATCAAATTCAACCAGTGTGCTATTTCTTTTCTGTACTTTCAATTATGCATCCTCCAATATTTTTATTTTAGTATTTGTTAATCCAATCAAAAGATTATTTTATTTGCTCAATCTTCAACAACAACCATACTCATTACTTTCTCAATAACCTCTAATTGCTCTACTGATTCAATAAATACACGAATATCTTCTTTTACCTTGCTTTCAACCATTTTCATCTTTTATCACCCCCTTCATTACATATCCCAATGCCTATTCTTTTTCAGAATCTCAATAACCTCACCTGCATATGGTTCATCAATATTAATAACTAAATACTGATTGCTAGGTTTTTTATTAAATTTAATTCTACTAACTCTAATATTTTTAAGAATCCTACTCAAATCAATACTATCTTGTTCTGATGCATGTTTGTATAAATCGTCTTGTTTTATGACTACGTATTTGTGAAAGTCAATACCATGTAAAGAAATATTATTTAAATTATTTATACAGATTGTTCATCACCTTCTTTCCTCTGCCTAGTTATTTTTATTTATTATGTTGATTACTTATCTTGCTAAAATAGACAAACAACATAACACCTCTTGCGTCTATCATAATAATCTTAACATGTTTATTAGACAGTCTACTGCTTTATAAGAATTTCCAATTGTGAAACATTTGACTTCCTTAATACGAAGTAATTTTTAAACATTGATAACATCTATATTATGTTGACATTGTGATATATTAGACACTAATTATTCTCCTTTATCATTTTCTTTTATATATCTGTATTCTCCATAATATCTTTCCTCCGCTTCTTTTCTAATTTCTACTGCTTTATAAAAATTATCAAAATAACCCAATCTGACAAGTTTTTTATTTAAGTGAATATGTACTTCCCAAACTTTTCTCTTTTTAAGCCACATAACACCAACACAACCAGATGTATTATTGCTTTGCATGCGTTTGTTTGTTAAATTATTTTGTTGCAAACATATTCTTAAATTTGACTTTCGATTATCATAAATCAAATGATCTATGTGATCAACAACTTCATTTTTATTTGGAGTGGTTAATAATCTATGCATTCTTTTCATTTTTTTATTTATAGTAGTAAGTATGTAACCTCTTTTATCCTCACGCCAACAATAATCTTTAATCCTATTATAATCTTCTAAATCAAAATAAAATTCTTTATTTGTGTTAGTTGTCCATCCAATTCCGTAATCTTCGGTGTATAGATTATATGAGTTATATTTCTTATGTATTGTAGACAATAATTCACTTTTTAGACAACCACAAGACATACTCTTCTTTTGATTTAATCTATCTGCGTTAACTATTTTTAGTGTTTTCTTTTCGCATTGACATTCACATAACCATTGTACTTTACTTGCTCCATTTTTAGAAATATGATTATCTGCTCTTTTCAGCACTTTCCAACGTCCTATAGTCTGACCAGTTAAATCTATTATATTTGCCAAAACTCAGTCTTCCATCCTTTCGTTTTTAATTTCTGATTCTTTATTACAGAACTCCAATACTTCTAATTTATCCACTACTTCCTTGCGATAATAACCAATTTTACCTGTATCTTGTTCAAAACAATGCATATAGTTAATTTTATCATGATAGTTTGATTCATATTCTTCTTTGAAGATTTCTATCCACTTTGATCCATCCATTGCATCTGTTAGAATTTTAATACGTATCACCTCTTTTGATTGTAGCAAGAATTTGATTAGTGGTATTTATAATCTATATGATCAAATCCTTGCTAATATTATGATAATTATTTTATGATTTGTGTTTAGGAATTATGATTATTAGGAAATCTTTTTGTAGTATGTAGTGATATTGGTCAAATCACTTTTGCTGAACATGAAGTTTGCTGTGTCTTGGGAATTGTATTCTTGTGAAGTGCAGGTAGTCCATTTACCGTCGATTCGATTGATGATTTTTGTAGGATTCATTTTTTTCACCTCCTTTCTATGTTTATATTATAGCATGTGGGTAATTTGATGTCAAGAAATTTTATTTATTGGTTTATACTAGTAGTAATTCTTTCAGATAAGTCTTCCTATTAAAGTCTGCTTTCTTTTTAATTGCTCTATTTACAGTTTCAATTTCTCCAAAATGGAATACTTTTTGCTTTGCTCTCGTTTGCGAAACATAAATAAGATTGCTATTAAGCATAAAGGTGTGAGCTTTAGGAGTTATCATAATAACCTTTTCACATTGACCGCCTTGGCTCTTCATTATACTGATGCTATAAGCCAATTTAACATTTAATAAATCATTTTTAGTATATACAACCAATTCATCAAACATAATAATTACTTTACCATATTCAATTTTAATTATTTTACCAATTTCTCCATTTGCAACAAATGTTTTATCATCTTCGTCTATCCAACCATCTTCTTTATATCTTATTGCTTTATAATTATTAACTGATTGAATTACCAAATCATTTTTATAAAATTTAGTATCCCCAATTTGAATGTTAATACCTTTCAATATTACATTAGGATTAGCAATAGGTTGTAGATGTTTATTTATTGCTACTGTACCATAATCACCTACATTGTATGAAGATAAAATCATAATATCTTCTATAGAATTTCCTGAAGTTAATAGTTTTTGATACAATGCAACAATATTTTTAATTATATGTTCTTGTTGCATAGATATAAACATATAACCTTTATCATCGCCAAATATTTGTGGTTTTTGATGGTCTGCTAGAAACTTTTCGCTATTTCTAGTTTTTGTTGCTACAGTTAATACTCCTCCTTCTCCATATCTAAATATTTGTATTAGAGAAACTATAGGAATTAGTTTTGAATTAATTAAATCATAGAATACATTTCCTGCTCCAACAGAAGGAATTTGAGCACTATCACCAATCATCAGTAATTTAGTTTTAGAAAAATCAATTGCTTCTAATAAATGTTTCATTAGAAAGACATCGCACATAGAAAATTCATCCACTATAACTACGGAATAAGGTAATTTATGCTCCTCATTGTAACCCCATTCTGGAGGAATATACGCTAATCCTCTGTGTATAGTTGAAGCATTTTCTTTAGTGAATTCAGCAAGAACCTTTGCAGCTCTACCAGTGGGAGCAAATAAGCAAAATGATTTATTATTATCTTTTAGCATATCAATTACTGATTTAGTTGTTTGGCTCTTGCCTGAACCGGAAAACCCATTTAGTATAGACACATTAGAATTACATACCATAGGTAAAACTTTATATTGTTGATCTGTGAGAGTTACTTCGGAATTTATCTTATATTTTTCAGTATCTATATTCCATTGATTTTCTACCTTCATCCCTTCTAAAATCCTATTAGCAATATATACTTCAGTTTGATACGTTTCCTCTAATGCAACTGTATTTGTCGCTTTGCCAAAATGAATATCTTTATCATTCTTAATAATATCAACAAAGTGTTCAATACATTTCTTTGCTAATGCTTCTGATTGTTTTCTTAGGACTTTGATATCAATTTTTGTATTACCATCATTCTCATTTTCTTCTAGTAGAAACATGATTGCAGATTTTTGTCTTTGACTAGAAGTTTGCAAATCAAAAGTGAAATCGATTGGAGGAATTTCTCCTTTTTTCTTTGTTGCTATACAATCTTTATTAAATCCAAGAAGTATCTTGTCTGCTGTTTTGAAGGCTATTCTGGATAATCCGCACAAACACTTATACGGATTATCTTGTAGTTTCTCTTTGATCATATCGACTGACCCATATTTATCATACAATGCCTTTAAGATTTTAAATTCGATAAATCCTTTAAATTCCGTAACCATCTCTGCTAGTGCAAAATTTTCAATTATTTTACGTTTAATAACATCGAATCTAAACCTTCCAATATTATAGAGTTTGTTTAAATCAATATCTTCCAAACGATTATTAATAACTCTGTCAATAATATCTGGATATTCACGCATAACCTCATCGACTTGACTATAACTATCTAATATACTTTGTAA